ACTCCCCTTAAAGTCATCTGGTCCAGAGAGTTACCAAGCTACCCTACATCACTAGCTATCTCCAAGACACCATCAGGGGAATACTACGTCTCCTTCACTTGTGAGTACATTCCTCAAAAGACTGCTGGTGAGACCAACGTAGGTATAGACCTAGGCATCAAAACCTATGCAACTCTCTCCACAGGTGACAAACTAGAGAACCCCAAGTGGCTTCAAAACCATCTTAAATCCCTTAAGCGCCACCAACAATCCCTTTCAAGGAAAACCAAAGGAAGTAAGAACCGCACTAAAGCCAGAATCAAAGTAGCCAAGCTACACCAAAAGGTCACCAACACCCGTCATGACTGGCAACACAAGGCAACTCGTACACTGGTTAACAATAGCCACGTAATCGGTGTAGAAGCCCTCGCTGTCGCCAACATGATACGTAACCGCAAGCTCAGTAAAGCTATACAAGACGCAGCCTGGTCTTCGTTCTTCTCTAAGCTTCAGTACAAGGTGGTGGAATCCCAACATGCTACACTCATCTATATGAGCACCTTCTACCCAAGCAGCCATATCTGTTCACTAACAGGTAAGCAGCTTGAGAGGAAGCTCTCACTATCTGAGCGCACTTGGGACTGTCCGTTCTGTGGCAACACACACGACAGAGACCTTAATGCAGCAGCCAACATCGAGAATAAGGCTATGGAGCTCTACGCTACACTGCCCACCTCGAAGTCACATCACGGTGAAGTAGCCGTCGTTGCTGGCTAATCTAACAACGCCTGAGAGGACACTCAGGTTCAGACCATGGAGAGTTCTTCACCTCTACTATCAGGCAACTGGTAGCATGTACCTCTTTGAAGTGGTAACTCTTAAGGGTAACCTTAGGAATCCCCGGCCTTCAGGCCGGGGAGGATGTCAATTTTACGAAAAATAAATACCTTTATAACTCATGTCGCAGATATAGCTAAGCGTTAACACAATACCACCCTAAGTAGTTTTTCTACTTAGGGTGGTATGTTTTGATGCATTTTTCAAAAGGAGTTGTCATGCCAGTTATCAGTTTAACACTAGATGAGACTAACAGAAGTATATTCTCTAGTGTTTATTTTAAGATCATCGAAGATATTGTTACTGCTATTAAAGTTCCTCATAGCTCTCTTGTCGTTGTTCATAAAGACACAGAGACAACACTGACTGATAATAAAAGTAATGCTACAGGACTACAACAGGACAACTTACCTTCTACTATTTCTAAGCGTAAAGTCATAGCCACTATCACTGAGAATTATAATGAGGATACTTTAACAACTACAGCTGTCCATCAACTAGATAATTACCCTATTTTCATTGACCACGATATAGACGTAGTTGTTTATCCTATTTATGTTAAAAGTGATATTGATATAGAGTTTAGTTATACAACGTCTTCTAAAGCAGAAGCCAATAGGGTTAGAGATGATTTAAGGATACGTCTATCTCAAACCAGAAATATCACAATGCACGATATAGAGTATGATATCATTATTCCTGAAGTGGTAGAAGACTTTATTACTGAAGTGCATACACTTAAAAATAGACTAGTTCCACAAAGTTTAGAAGATTACTTTAGGGATAATAGCACTAAAAGAATTCATCTCTTAACAGATATGGCTAATACAAGTAATGCTCGTTTAGCTATCAATGAGAAACAGGTAAGAATAGTTGGTTTATTTGATTTTTCTTCTATGCCTGAAAAACTCGACATTGATAATGATAACAATAACTATAAGGTTAGTTTTACTTATAAGATGTCTTTTGATGTTCCAAGAGCTATGGCTATTAGATATCCTGTTATGATATGTAATAGAACTCTTCCTTCTAAATACATTCAATTTATAGCGGATAACAAAACCAACTCTCAACAAGAGTATAAAAGAGAATTAGGGTATACTAACTCTCTTGGAGCACTATCGCACTTTGAAGCACATAGACAATTAGAAAACAGAGTGGATGTCAATCTTCCTATTAACATTCCTTTGTTTGATGATTTTAACACTAGAGTAGGACATAAAGGTTATGGTATCATTACTTCATTTTTAACTGATGTTAACGAGACTGATAAGAAAACTTTATTTAATTTAAGAGAATTAGATCCTTACTATATACAAGAAGATGTATTGAATTTTATTTTAAATGGTGAGAAACGATACATTGTTAATCCTTTCATGTCATTTTTTTATTTTGGTTTATACCAAGATGGAAGACATTACGATAATAACATACTTGAAATAGATGATAATTTAAACATTAAATCTAAAGTAGAACTTTCTTTATTTAAACCTGTAAGAGTTACTCTTAGTATTATTTTAGATATCACTGCTTTAGATACAGGTGCTATAGAAAGATTACTTCTTAACCTAAACGTTTTATATATTTTTCTTAGTGAGTATATAAGAGCTTATAATAACTTTAAAACTGAAAACTCAACCAGTGTTATACCTGATGCTACATTTAATATGATATTTGTTAAGTTGTTAAATTCACTTATGTTAGTAGATAACCTTATTGGCATCAAAGGTGTTTTAGATGTTTTAAGAGATGACAAGTATATATTTAATGGTTTATTAGGAACATTGGAAGTTAGCTATCCAAATATGTTAAGATATTTAATGACTAATAATGTACCTACTACCGTAGTCAGTAAAATAGACGGAACAAACTATAATGTATTAAGACCTCTAGTGAGTGATTTAGATATGTCATTAAGCACTAAGAAAGTAAATTACGGTGAAGAAATAAACATCATGAAAACTGTTATGACTCATTATATAGTTGCTTTAAGAATGCAGCATTAACAGTTGTTCCAGATACAGCATTACAGCTGTATCTGGAATTTCTTTTCAATTACATATATAATACATGTAAACCTTCAAAAGGATTTTAATAATGGACAATTTAAACCAAAACAGTTTAACAGACTTGATATATACTAAACTAGTATCTGAAATTAACAACGCCAACGAAGCTTATTACTACTCAGACACACCAATTATGTCTGACGCTTTGTATGATCAAATGTACTTAATGCTGCAACAGTTAGAGCATGACCATCCGCAATGGATTACACCAGACTCACCAACACAAAGAGCGGGTTCACCAATATCTAAATCAAAACAATTCAATAAGTTTAAGCATACTCATCCAATGCTTTCACTTAAGACTGAGACTGATTTTACAGAAAAAGGTGCAATAGACTTTGATAATAGAGTCAAAAGGATATTGAATGTAAATGATATTGTATATTGTGTTGAACCTAAATTTGACGGACTTGGGATTGATCTAACTTATGTCTATGGAAAACTACTAAGAGCTTTAACACGCGGTGATGGTGTATACGGTGAAGACGTTACAGCTAATGTTAAAATGATTGAAGATATCCCTAAGGTTTTATCTGGTGAAGAGATAAACATTCCATCTATTTTAATTGTGCGTGGCGAGGTCTTAATGTTCAAAGACGTTTTTATTGAACTCAATAAAGAGAAAATACTAAATGGTGAGAAAGAGTACTCTAATACTCGTAACACTGCTGCTGGAGCATTAAGACAACTAGACCCGTTAAAAACTAAAGAGAGAAAACTTAATTTCTTTGCTTATCAAGCTGTAGAGATACAAGGTCTACACAAAAGTATACAAACACATAGTAAACAACTAACACTACTAAAGTGTTTAGGATTTCCAATTTGTGACTTAAATAAACTTGTAGTAAATACATCTGAGTTAGTTACATACTTACCACATATTAAAAATATCAGAGCTGATTTACCTTTTGATATCGATGGTGTTGTCTATAAAGTTGATGATCTGTTACTTCAATCAAAACTTGGAGTTACTGGTCGTGAACCTAATTGGGCTGTTGCTCATAAATTTCCGGCTGAAGAAAAGGTAACAAAACTTATCTTTATAGATGTACAAGTAGGAAGAACTGGTAAACTTACTCCTGTGGCTAGACTGGAACCCATCTCTGTAGGTGGTGTAGTTGTCACAAACGTCACTCTTCATAACGAGAGTGAAATAAAAAGAAAAGATATAAGAGTCGGTGATACAGTTATAGTCAGAAGAGCTGGTGATGTTATACCTGAGATTGTAGGACCATTTAATATTAAACCTGAAAATGAACGTGCTGCTTTGTTTAAAATACCTCACACTTGTCCTGTTTGTAGCTCTCCTGTTGTTAAGGAAGAAGATGAGGTAGATTACCGTTGCACAGGCGGATTCTTTTGCTCAGCTCAACGCAAACAAGCTATACTACATTTTTCACAAAGAGGTGCTGTAGAAATTAAAGGTCTTGGTGAATCTTTAGTAGACTTATTGGTAGATAAATCAATCGTTACAACTGTATCGGATTTGTACTGTATTGGATTAAGAAAAGTAGCTATAGAAAAAGGTATCTCTTTGTTAGAGTGTATAAAGTCTACTCCTAAAAGTGATGCTTTAGCTTACAAAACTTTAAGAGAACTTGACAGGATCAATGACAAAAGTGCTAACAATATACTAAAGGCTATTGAAGAATCTAAGAAGACTACATTACAAAAGTTTATATATGGTTTAGGTATTAGACACGCTGGAGAAGGAACAGCTAAACGTCTAGTAAAACATTACCACACTTTAGATAATATCAAAGCTACGACTAAGTCAGAGTTACTATCTATAAGAGATATTGGAGATATAGTAGCTGATAGTGTTTATATGTTTTTCAACAATGCTAATAATTTAAAAGTTATAGATGAATTAATAGCGTTAGGTATAACTTGGAATGAAGAAAGTGAGAATACTACCAAGCAAAGTTTGTATGTAGGACAAAATGTAGTTATAACTGGAAGTCTAGTGAGTATGAGTAGACAACAACTTAAAGACCAATTAGAAGCTCTAGGAGCTAATGTTCAAGGTAGTGTGGGTAAATCTACTAACTTAGTTATATCTGGCCCTGGTGCTGGTTCTAAACTCACTGACGCACAACGTTTAGGTGTAAAAGTTATAGACGAACAGACCTACTTAGACTCACTAAAAGTGTAGCTGAAATTCTTTTGGTTACATATATATTAGTTGTAAGTAGCTACTGTTTGTTTTACATCTAGTGTAGATGTAAGCAGTGGCTGTTAATAGGAGATAGTTATTATGGTTAAGGCTAATGGTATTGTTGTGAATTTTCCAGCAAAAAAAGAAAAAGTTTATGATAAGTTAGTGAGTGTACAAACATCATTAAGTTTTGCTTTTGATGTCCTTGACACTTTAAACAAGGATGGTACTTTAGATAAAGAAGAAAACGCTGGACTTTACGGGATTTATGTTCAAGGCAACACTGGGTATGTAAAAGTACCTGCCTGGGTTTCACTGGTACATCTTCAAACTCTTGAAACAGAAATTGAGTTATCTGTTGAGATTGTGGATGAAGAAACAAAGATCAGTTTTGTACTTTAAAACTAACTCAAAGAAAAGGCCTAACCGCCTTTTCTTTTTTCTTTTTCTAAAATTCTGTGAAGCTTTTAAAAGGAATATAAACTATGGCGATCGTTAAATTACAACCAGATCAATCACCACCTATAGTGGTTAATACACCAGAGACAATACAAGAACCTAGTAAGTCTATATTTACATCACTAGTTCCTGAGTCAACTATTACTTCACTTCTTAAATATACAGAAGGTTATCCATGGAGTATTAATTATTACGGTCAACTTCTCAACGTTAATAACACACTAGAGAACTTTGATCCAACGACACCTAATCTAACACAACCATATTACTGTGTATCTGATATGGTTATACAAGTCTCTTCTCCTCTTAATAGTAACTATGACGCTAATACAGGAGTTACTTCAGTTAACGGTGTAGCGGTAATGCCATATAAGATAACGCCTAACGTAGGTGATGTCTTTATAGCTAAAGTAGATAACGGTGAAGATGCTATCTTTATTATAACAACTGTTTCAAGAAAAACTTACAGAAAAGACACTCTGTATGAAGTCTCTTACAATTTATACGCTTACACTTCAGCCAACCCAACTTTTATTCCAATCTTAGAGCAAAGAGTTCAAGACACTTACTTCTTTAACAAAGACACTGATTTCTTTAACAGAGATGTTCTTATTAAACCAAGTGTTAAAGAAGCTACTGATAGACTTAATGTATTTTTAAGAGAGTCGCAAGAGCACTATTTTGCCATCTTTGCTCAAAAAGAAATAGGTGGTATCACTATACCTGGTATGGGTAATACTGTTTACGATCCACTTCTTATTAATTTTATCAGTAAGATTGTTGACTACAACACTCTTGTAGATATTCCGTTTTATAAGTTCAGTCATAGCAACAATAGGTATATAGAGCAAAAGAGTATATTTGATGTTTTACTAACTAGAAGCACGTCTCTTCTTTCGACGATCAATAAAACTTATAACTTTGTTCCTACTAGTAGTATACCTAATAAGGCAAGACTAGGTACGTTATGGCACACTGGTATAGAGTATGTATTATTTCCTATGAATCCTAATAAGGATATGGAAATTACTGACATGACTTTAACGGCAACAGATATGCCAGTTATACCTCAGTTAAAGAATTCTAAAAATTACAGTATGCCTGTTCCGCCTATCACCATTCAAACAAAGAACAACAATGAACTCTTTACTAAGCCTCTTTTACACGAACTATTCGTTAATGACTCCTACGTTGTGTCTGATAACTTCTATAACTATTTAACAGATAATAATACATATGAAAGTATAAGTTACATTGAGTTTTTGATCTATAAGTTTATCAACAGAGAAGCTATTGCTAAAGAGGATTTGTGTGTAGCTCTTGAAAGCTATACTAGTTGGTCACTTATGCATAAGCTTTATATTTTGCCTTTGCTTTGGCAGCTTGTGGTTAATTGCTAAATTATATGAGAACTTTATATAGGTGATAAATTGGTAACACAAGAAGAATTTATAAATAGAGCGATTGAAATTCATGGTAATAAATATGATTATAGTAAAACGAAATTTAATGGATTCTTAAGAAAAATAAAAATAAACTGTAAAGTTCACGGAGAATTTGAACAATATCCACAACACCATTTGAGAGGAAGTGGTTGTAGTTACTGTGTTAATATGGTTAGATTGACTAATCAACAATTCATAGATAAAGCTAAATCTGTTCATGGTGATAAATATAGTTATTTTAAAACTGAATTTAAAGCACTTAAAATGAATATAACTATAACATGTCCTATTCATGGTGACTTTGAACAAAGATCAGATGTACATATAAATGGATCTGGTTGTCACGATTGTTTTAGTGACAGTAGAAAAAGTAATATGATTGAATTTATAGAAAAAGCTAGAGAAGTACATGGTGACAAATATGATTATAGTAAAATCAACTATATAAATAAAGAAACCAAGATAATTATAATCTGCCCTGTTCATGGTAGTTTTCAACAACGACCTGGTTCTCATTTATCTGGATCTGGTTGCAATAAATGCGGAGAAGATAGAACAAGATTACTACAAGACGAATTTATCACTAAAGCTAAATTAGTACATAATAATAGGTACAATTATGACAAAGTTAATTATATAAATACTAAGACTAGTGTCACTATTATATGTCCAATTCATGGTGAGTTTGAACAAATACCTAATAGACACTTAGCTGGAGCTGGGTGTTTTATTTGTAAAGCGTCTAAAGGTGAACTAGCTATAAAAGCTATACTAGATAAACACAACATAGAACATGTACAAGAATATCGTATACCTGAAGTTATAGCTAGACTTTCTTATGATTTTTACATTCCGAAATATAGTCTACTTATAGAATTTCATGGCAAACAACACTATGAATATATACCACATTTTCACTATAATGATGAAGATAATTTTTTAAAGCAAAAGAACAGAGATGACATGATTAGAAGTAATGCTAGTCAGTTTAAATATAGATACTTAGAGTTTAACTACAAACAACTTAAACACATGAGTAAAGATGAGTTTGAAGAGTTAGTAATAAATAAAATTAATTTATTTAAAAAGAAAGGTTAAATAATGACACTATTTTATAGCGAACACGCTTCTCTTATATGGGATCGGCTTTACACTGTACTTGTCCCAGATCACTTAACAATGAATCCTGATTATGTTCGTAAGTTTGGTGTGCCATTGTCTGGTAATAAACAAGTAGACGCCATGATGTCTGTCAACTTTACAACTGTCAAAATTAATGTTGCCCGTATCTTAGAGTATTTTATTGAGGGTATTGAAATACAAATACCATCAAGAGCTGATATGATTCAAATTCATAAAGATATAGAGGCTTATCTTACTGAATGGAAAGACCATATTAAATATGATATTAACTTAAAGCTAGGTGAAGAAGAAAAAAGACTAATTTTGTCTCTTGAACGCCTTAGTAAAAAGCTTTACGATAAAGCAATACCGCGTGAAGTTATAGACAATTTGTTCTTAGAGAAAAGGTTTGGTATAGTCAATCCTTTACAAGAGGCGCAAATAGCTAACAAAGAACCAACAAAGATGGATTACGAAGGTATAAGTCAATTAGTTAAACGTAAAGTCAATAGCCGTTTTGGTTGAATATAGGTTATAGTACAGACTGCCTTTTAGAAAGGCAGTCTGTACTTTTTCTAATCTAAGTTCATGCTTTGAAGTACACATTTGTAAAGGTTTTATATGTCTGTCGAAAAAGTTGAATCACTATTAAAGCCAGATATAGCTGATATTTTAAAATCATACTACCCAATAACTTATAGTAGTTCTTTTGTTATTGAGGCTAAGTTACACACAGAGTTAAAAGACTTAACAACAGGTGACGGAATTCTTCTTAGTTCCATATATATACTAAGAGACTATATTAACAATATAAGTGATCACATTGAAGCTAAACTACTAGTTCCACTAGGTACTTTTCTTTATGATATATATGATCATTTAGACAATATAGAAGTTACACTTATTACTGAGAAACAACTCTATCAAGGTAAAAAGCCTTACAAAGAAAAAGAAAGATACAAGGCAGTTTATTTACTAGATAAAAATTTAGGTATACCTAACTCTATTAATCAGAGTAAAGCTGATTTAAACAATAGACCACCTATCACAATAACATTGCAATTAATAGATAGATCAGCTGAGACTCTTCGTATTAAAACCACACAGGGAAACTTTGATAGAAAGTTAAACGGTAATGGCGACATGTCTATTTTTTGCTTTATTAAAAGTATTATATCAGAGCAAGCTAACAAAATACTTATAGAAAATAAACCATCTCTTGATATGATATTGATAGAGCCGCCTGATAATAAAGAAGATTTAAAAGCTATAACCTTACCATCTTATACTAGAATAATAGAAATACCAGACTACCTTCAAACTAAAAATATTGGTGTATATAATGCAGGTATAGGTAGTTATATTCAAAAATTTGGTTTAGATCACTTTACTTATAAAAAAATATTTTACACTTACTCTTTGTATGATCCACAAAAATACAAGAATTCTGAGTATAAAATTATATTTTATTCACCTACAACTTCAAGTGCATCTATTACAGACATTACTTATAAATATAAAGATAAAATTTTAAAAATATTACCACATGACATCACTAACTTAGACGATAATAAAGAATCAATTGTGATGTCAACTGGATCAGGTCTTAGAACATCTAACGCTAATAGTTACATGAAAAAGCCAGTTATTATAACTGTTCCTGGGCCTATTTTCTCAAAAACTAAATTAGTGACAGAGATGATTTTTAAGCATAGAAAAGATAACCTTCAATTTGCACCTAACTATAAAACATCAACAAATCACTTTGACGATACATCTGATGTTCTTATGAAGAACGGTAAATACATTACTATTGTTTGTAGTAATTTTGATTACGATTTCATATACCCAGGTGCACCTTGTAAGATATTACATGAAAATAAAAATAACGAAATAAGAGAAATATATGGTGTTATTCATAGAGCTGTAATAGTTTATGGTAACAATAATCAGATATTACCGCTACAGTATAATAGTAAAGTAATGACTTTAACATCAACAATCACTTTAGATATTTTTTGTCAATTAGGTTAAAAAGGAGAATACATGCTATCCATACTAAAAAGTCTATTTAATAGAAAAAAGAAAATAAAGAAGTTTAGTACAACTATGACTACAACGGAGTCTGGGGAAAATAGTAAGTCTAAACTAAATCCAGCCATATATTCTATTGTTTCTAAATTAGGAACAAGCTCACAACTTAGTAATGAAGATCTTAATCTACTTTTATCTTATTATTTTAAAACTCCACCTATTAAACCAGGTGTTTATAATTTAAACAAAGCAATAACTGATGGGTTTGTTTTTGAGATTATTAACATTAACACTATACTTAATGACAATAAAGATGTTGATAATATCTATATAACTTTAAGAGAACTTACATATAATATGGAATTAGCTCTGTCTTTATCAGTAAATGAATTTCACGAAGTTTTAAAACCTATTAACTTCCAAAACCCCAAACCACCTAAAAGAAAGCCAACACAAAATGTTAACTAACGCAGCTCTTGTTTCACTCATTCAAGCTAATCTCAACGACGATCGCATGCTATCGATTCAAATGTTTTTTACTAGACTAATCGATAGAAAAGTATTTGGGTCAGGAATAAAACAGTATCGTATTAAAAATACAGTAACTAATAATTATATTACTAATTTAAATGAATTTATTGCGGCAATTAATCCATTGTATGTTAAACCAGATTACTATTATTATGCTTCGCAAACAGCTATAGGAGACACTATTCACCCAGCTATAGTTATTCTTAGTAATATGGTAGTTGAGTTAGATGGTTGTTCTGATGACGACGATATTTATACAACAAATGTAGGTTACGGTAATAAAACAATTGGTTTATTATTGTCTTATATGAATGAATCTGAATCTCTTAAAATAACAAACATTAAATTAATTTAGTATTCTATGCAAAAATTTAATTTAGTTGCCTTTATAAAAGATAAAAAGGGCAAGATACTGTCTGTAGGTAAAAATTCATACATAAAGACACACCCTATGATGTACAAAATAGCGCTTCATAACGGTAATCTTGATCCTAAAAAAATATACATCCACGCTGAAATAGATGCTATTATTAAATGCAGACACCTTGATACAGCATATAGTTTAGAGGTTTATCGGGTTAGTAAATCTGGTAAATATTTAAACTCTAAGCCATGTCCTATTTGTATGTCAGGTATTAAAAATACATGTATTAAGAAAATTGGCTACATTGACATAAATGGTCAGTACGTTGAAACTTTTCTTTAGCTAAAAGCTACCAGGACTAAACCCTGGTAGCTTTTTTCTTCTTCAAGCTAAATTCATTGAGTGTTTTAAAAAGGATTGTCTATGTCAACTCTCACCATTAATAAGTATTATAACTTTTCTGTTTATGCTAATTCTATTTTAGGTACAACTTATAACAATGCTAAGTTAATTTCTATTTTAGATTACCATACGGCATTAAAGTTTGGTAATATTGAACTTATCCATAAACAAGTATTACCCTATCTTCCAACAGGTACTCCTACAGACAACACAAAATATACTTATTACTTATTTACTTATAAAGGTAAATCCGTAGTCTTAGCTGATGTATGGATACTAGACTCAAGTGTTGTAGAAACACTTGGACTTAACTACACTATCAGACTCAATAATATCTCAAATTCACAATACATTATTATAAAAAATCAACTAAGACTGCTAGGGATTAGTTTCGACACTCTCTAGAATTGTTTGAAACATAGGAGATATTTATATGTACAGTGACGAGAGTTTAGCAAGTTATCAAGTCGACGAAAGATCTAATACCAGATTACTATATATTGATAAGTCTAATTACAATGCTTTAATGGATAAATCGTTCGATATTAATAGTGTCGCAGAATTATTAGAAAAACCTAATGATAAAGTATCCTTACTCACAAGAGCTTATCTTGTGTATATGAATGAAAAGATTAATAAAGTTTTACTTAATACCAATGGTAGAATTCATAATTTTGAAACTATTGGTATCGAAAGAAATAAACTTGACATGAGATACGTTGTAGACACTTTTAAAGAGAAAATGAGTTCAGGGTATCAATATGAAAAATACTATGAATTGAAGCTATTAGCAAATCGTGATATTCTTGTCGTTGTTTGTGATGGTTTCTTAAATAACATAACTGAGTCTAAGGATAATTTATTAAAATTTATTCTAGAGTGTCTTAGTTATACCTATAAATTAAACTATAGAATATATGGTCTTTATAACCTATATATTAAAATGAAACTTAATAATAACTATATAGACATGCTTAAGCTTCGTTCTTAAGATATATAGTATAGCGTTTTCTTTTCCCAGTCTTTTCTTTTTTATTTAGGAGTTAACTATGTCAGTTGAAAAAATTCTAGCTGGTCGTAAATCAGCTGTGTACGATCCCATTGGTTCTCTGTCTGAGAAGATCAGTCAAATTTCCAGCTCACGCTCATTTAACGATGAGAAAATTGCACAGTATTCTGTGTCTACTGAAGCTTTAGGTTCTAATGAAGAACAAGTGCTCACCAATGTTTATAACAACATTGAAGCCACCATTAAGACTATTACTAAAGATTTCGGTCTAGCTACTGAAGCTTATCAGTTAGAAGCAGCTACCATTGGCGGTATGTTTGCTACTAACCCTAAGCTCGTTATGGGTACCAAACCCCGTAGTCTGAGTGCAGATATGGTTTTGATGGCTCCTAACGTAGCTGATGGTTACATGGAACGTCCCATGATCTCCACAGAAGCTTACGATGAGCGTGATAACCGCAACGCACAACTGTACACCATCGTATATAACTTGCTGGCTTCTCGTCAAGATGATTTCGGCGAAACTTTCTTCCCAACTATTGTTGTGAACCCCAACGAAGTTGGTATTACTTTAAGTGTTAAACTGTTCTACGTCTACAATGACTTCAAACGCTCAGTGACTGGTTCTATCGCTAATTACGGTCGCAAGAACGTTATTCGTGCTTACGCTGACTCTGAAATTCTGAAAAATGAATTGACACGTGCTATTCCAGTTCTACGTACTGGTGGTGCTGATGATAATACAGCAGCTTTCGTTCCTGTTGCTAACATTCCTGCTTGGTCAGTTGCTGTTGGTACAGGTATCACAGTTCCAACTGGTGCTGTTAAGGTTGACACCACTATCGATCTGATTGGTATTTCACAAACTAACGAACTGCTAAATAGCGGTATCATGGGACCATCAGACACGCTTGATACTTACCTGAAATTGGAAAGCATCTTTGTGAAGTTTACTGATGGCACCAACACTGACTTTGCTAAGATTGATACTAGCAACATTCCTGGTGCTACTTTCACATATGCTCCTCAGAGCAACTATCGCCGCATGATCTTGACTCTAGACACTGACGGTCTAGTAATGGATTCAGCAGCTACTAACGTCGCTGGTGTTGCACTGTCTGCTAGCTCACTATCTGAACTCGCTGGTAACAAAGCACGTATTCAGCTGAACATTAACGGCAGCGTTGTTCTTGATAAGGGTAATTGCGTTGTTAACCGTGGTTCACTGTCACTGGTTGCTGTTCGTAATGCAGCTAACGCTTTGGTTTCTGGTGCTGCATTTACTGCTCTGGCTACTAAGTTTGCCACAGCTGAAGTTGTGGGTTACACCATGACCGCATACCGTGCTAATAGTAACTTGCGTCAGCGTGGTCAACTACTTGATTCTCAAGTAGAATATCGTGTTGTACCAGTGCCATATCGCTCACCATTGGCTATCATTATGCCAACAATGAATTCTGGTAACGATGACAATTCAGCACTACAAATTCTGATTACCACTACAGGTATTCGTGTAAGTAATGAAGCAGTGTCAAGCCTACTAAAAGCTCAAACTTCATTGGCTTCATACAGCGCAGTTGCTACAGATAATGGTGATCTACCAGAAATGTCTGCTATTGGTAGCTTCTATATCAAACCAACTTACTTCACTGAGTCTATTGATCTGGCTTTGACCGTAGACAGTCTGAAGTCTCATGAGAAGATTAAAGACATTCGTGCAGCTATTGTTGAGAAGATTCGTTACTATGCTAACGCTATGTATCGTGACTCTGAATACAAAGCAGCTGCTGCTGTTCTAACTGGTAACACCGGTTTCAAACCAACTATCATTGTTGGTACTGATCCAGTTATCTATAACTACATCATGGTTGAAGGTGACCTTCGTACCCTTGGTGAAACATTTGATGTGAAAGTTGTCTCCAGCTTGGATATCCGTGTCTCTGGTAAGATCTTTATCAGCTTCGGTGTTTTCGATGCTTCACGCAACACTTCCATTAACCCACTAAGCTTTGGTAACATGCTGTGGTCTCCTGAAATGACCGTGGTAATGAATATTGCTCGTGACGGCGCTACCGTCAAGGAACTCGTCGTGGCTCCTCGCTTCTTGCACAATGTTAACCTGCCTATCATGACTGTTCTGAACGTCTCTGGCATCCCGGATGTTACTAACAAAGTGTCTGTTAACCTACACACTGTTCCTTAATCACATCAAGATTAAAATGAACTAAAAGCAACCCACCTAGTCAAAAGCTAGGTGGGTTGCTATTTGTCTATTAAATTTTAGGTATTTCTGAATGTATGTCAACTACATATATACTAATTGTAAGCTAACAAAACTTTTTGTTAGATCTAATATATTCTACTGGAGATTTTTATGGAAATAACAAGTATAGACATTACACCAAAACCTGTAGCTATCTATTTTGATAGTAATAACTGCATTAATCAAAAGTTTAATAATGCTAATCTTAATAAAATAAGATCACAAGCAAGTGAACTTACTAATAAGTATTTACCTATTCTTAACATACTTGATATCAGAGACGATAAATTAACGTTTCAAAATCAAGATATAGTTAATGAAAAATACGTTACTAGTTCTGAACAGTACGTTCATAAAGGTAACCAATTAGGTTGTACAGCTTCAGACCTTATATTAAACACACCAGAGTTTTTATATAATTTATCTGACACAGCTGTAACAGTTAGAGGTAGAAGTAATATTCCTAAATACTTTCTACCTAACGTTAACCCAGTTATACAACAAACTCATAAAGGCTTTTTACTGTTTTTTAGAGTTTTTTATCTAAACTCTATTGACTTTATTCATAGAAATACTGGTGTTGAAAACTATTTAAAGGATTTGAATGAACAAGCCAAAACAAAAAATAACGCTAAGTTACAAGAATTAATAGATGTTACTCAATATGTTATTGATTTTATAGAAAGTCAGGACACAGACTTTACAACAGTTTCAGCATCGTCTACAATTAAAGTGGTAACTGTAGCTGCTGTGTCTATGGATAAATTAAAAGGTGTTAAACAAAGCAACGGTGAATTGTGTAAAAACTTCATTATAGATAACAGAGATTTAGTCTTAACAATAGGTAGTTATAAAGATGTACCAGATCACCAAGGACTTAATATAAACTATCAAGTAAGTGCAGAGATGTCTGATAAATATAAAGCAGGTATTATTAAAATCTTTATTGTTGATAAAAAACCTCTTTTATCAGCAAGATATATATCCTTAGCTGGTAAGGTTATTGAAATCCCTAAGATTAAAAATACAGAGCTTAGAGATGGTCTTTATCTTTTATCATCTGATGCTAGAGGTAATATTCATGACAATCAGTATATATCTGATAACTGCTATGTCTCAACACTTGAAGATATCAATAACGTTAAATATATTTATGATAATCACGAAGCTGCTTTAAAGGGTGCTGATAGAATTAAAGAGTACAACGATCAACTTTATATACAAAAAACAGAAGTTGATATTTTATTAAATAAATCAAGGCTAGAGTATGATCAAAAAGATAAAGAACAAAAACTTAATTTTGATAAACAAGCACATGAAGCAAAGATATTTCATGAAAAAGAAATAGCGACATTAAAGGCTGAATATGAATCTTCTTCTTATAAAAGAAAAGATGTTTATGAGAGTAGAGGGTATGATCGTAAAGATTATTATGAAACAAGAAGGTATGAAAGAGACGATACAATTGAAAAAATTAAAACTGTTGGTGCCATTGCTGGTTTAGTAGCTGGTGGTTATGTTTTGTTTAAGAAGTTTGGCTAATACACTAAGGTCTGTGGTAAGCAGACCTTAGTGGTTAACTTTTTTAATATTCTTGGAATGTTTTGCACTACCAAAAAGGATGTTATCTATGCGAAGTTTAGGTAAATTTATAGCTGACCGCACACCTAAGTTTAATAAACTTATGGTGGAAGGTATGGCGTATCACCGAATCAATAAAGCAATTGAATACTTAGATAATTTCATTAAGTACAGTTGTAGTAGCAAGACTAACACTCATTTAGAGTACTTAGGATACAGAGAGTTACCACCTAAAGAAGAAATCAAGTTTCTTTTTAATAAGACAAGTAAAGTCGTATACGATATTGCTGATAACGATATATATCTTGTAGAGTTTAACTTCAAGTATGGTGATGAGGAACTTCCTCGTAAATACTTCTTCTATGTACCTTTCCTTAGCAAAGGCAATGTGATGCATATGAGTGGAAATAAGTTTTTAATTCTTCCTGTGCTCTCTGATAAGGTTGTTAGTATTGGTGACAAAATTATTTTTATTAATATCTTAACAGCTAAATACAGTTTTAGTCGAAGTTACTTTAGTGTAGTAGTAGATAACACATTTCACCGTGTACCTATTGTTAACACTGAGTTATATAAAAATCAAGCCAAAAAACTTGAAGACACTACTAAAGCTTATACGACAGTGATGCATTATCTTCTTGCCAACTATGGTTATGATAAAACCATGATGATGCTTCTTGGGTTTATTCCTAAAGCAGTATATGACTACAGTGGAAATGATAAGGTGGTGATTAGTTCAACAGGTAATCCTCCTCATGGGTATATTAGGAATAAAACTATATACACACCCACTAATATTAAGTTTGTTGTTGAGCCTGAACAATATAACGAAGAAACTCTTTATTGCATTGGTAACATATTCTATATCATTGATAATTTTCCTGATAGTGTTACAATTGATGAACTCAATAATCACACTTTATGGAAAAGACTCTTAGGTGAAATTATCCACTCTGGTAATCACGGTCTAGCTTATATTACAGAGAAAATAAGTGCTCACTTTAATGACTTAAATAGTAATTTTGATACAATTACTACTAATAAGTTAAAAGACATTGATATTAACTGTCATAGTTTAATTCAACTGTTGGTGGTGATATTTAAACAGTTTAACAACTGGATCATGAATGCTGAGGTTAGAAGTTTGTATCATAACAAGAGTTATGAAGTAGAATCATTTATGTTGTCCCATTTGACATCTCGACTTACAAGAATTGTGCTTGATATCAATAAAGAAGAGTTGAGAATCGGTGGAGGTAAATTAGAGAGTAAAGTGGTTGATAACATCTTTAAGAAGTACTTTGTAACAAGAGCTATTTTCTCTCTTAAGAAAGACAAGTTATATGTAACAAGTATTGAGTACTGTGGCGACCATTTGTATTCTAAGAATACTTCTATGATTGTTCAACAGGAATCAGACTTTGTTAACGTTGCAGCTAATGACACCAACACTTCAGAAAGAAAGAAAGTTGTAGGTAGCATGGCTACAATAGGTAGCTTGTTAGGTCTTAGTAAAAAGAATCCAACACCCTTGATTAGACTTAACCCGTATGTTACAGTAGACTTTAAAACTGGAACTATTTTACCTAATCCACTTTATAATGACATTGTAGAAAACACTGATAAACTTTTATCTAACATAGTTCTTAGTGACTCTGTTATAGATAATGATGAGTATGTCTCTGATATATCTGACGATTCTTTTGATGAAACGGATATGGACGAGATGGATATGGATGTAGTCGACCATATCGAAGAAGATTAACTTAACCCAAAGGAGCTTTTTAAATGACCAACTTCATGAATCCACACCCAATGCGCCCACAAATGCCTATGAATATGCCACAGCGTCAACCTATGCAGCAGCAACCGTTTTACTATGATCAGTATGGTCGTGTTATTCAACAACCGATGCAGCAGCAACCTATGATGATGCAGCAACCAATGTATGCTAATCAGCAGCCTATGCAACAGATGTATCCTAATCAGCAGGGTATGCAGCAACCAATGATGCAGCAGCCTCAGGTTATGGTGGATCAGTATGGTCGTGTTATACCTATGCCGATGCAGCCAGGCATGGTTAACACTAATCAGCAATACATACCTAATCTACCACCACAACCTAATCGATTTGGGGATCCTTCTGTTACAACTAGGTTAACCTCTTCTACAGTCATTCAAGAAGATACCAGTAATCGCTATCAAACCCCACAACCTCAACCTGTCGAGAATAAACAAATGATTACACTTCCTACACAAGCTTCTGATTTTACTGTTAAAGCAACGAGAGCACCTCTGTCTGTTTTAAACGATACGGTTACAGTTATAACAACAACTGAAGCTATTCGCCAAGAACAGTTAGTTATTCTTAACTTACCTGTATTAGCATATTCTTTCTCAGATGCGATTGAAAACATTATTGAGCATGTTTATACAGATGAAGATAAATCAGCAATTAAAGCACAAACTGCTATCGTTTGTACTAATTATTATAACTGCACTGTGCAAGAAACTATCACAGAGTTTTTTGATATGAACATTAAGTCTTTCTATAAGGATTTTAAATCAGCTTATGCTGCTCTTAAGAATAAATACGACATCAATCTTTTTAACGATATTGATAAAATTATTACAAACCGTATTAACGATTTCCTTGCAATCAATGTTAATAAAGAACTTAACATTGAGTCTTTTTCAACAGACTTTAATGAATTACTTAAACATCTACGTAACACAACAGAAACAGTCGAAGATGACTTGTGCAACCATATGGATAGTTATCTAAATTTACTTAATGAAAATAATAAACAAAAAATAGAAGGAGCTACTCCTAATTGTATCTCAATCATACAAGAGCATAGCTTAGTCTACTTAGATAAATTAGAAGTAGAACTAGGTTTAACTGATGTAGATAGTTACACATTGAAGTTGTCTAATAGTCCTGTTAATAATTTCATTAGGAGTTTAGCTGACTGTGCGTTTAACTCGTTCGAGCGCAATCGTTTTAATGTGATTACTGTAGACCGTAAAGTGTTTGAATTTATCTCTAATATAGAAGGTGATATTTTTATCACTAGGTTAGTTTAATCAGATTCAGAAAAACCCTACCAAGCCTTTAACAGCTTGGTAGGGTTTTCTTTTTTGGTTTAGAGCTCTAAACTAAGATCGTCGTCTGTTGGCTCAGCATCTCCTTCTTCTTCACCTGACGACTCTGAAGAATTGTTGCTTGAAATGTCTGTAGAACCTTCACCGGTGACATTCTCTAAGTCTTTATTAACAGCAAGTTTAAACTTCTGCATAATGTTTAAAAGCTTATTGCTATTACGCATTGTGGATGTTAAGTGGTCACTCACCATATCTAACATGTTGTCAACTTCATCCTTGTTGTTGTTACCAAATTCTAATACCTCAGAGTAATAGTTATTGGCACTACACCATTTTCTAAGAAGGAAGTTCTTATAGATAGCTTTAATTGTGTCAATCTGAGCTGACAATTCTCCTGAAATGGAGTCACTAAATATTTCTGGTGATATGGTGTGTTCAATAACTAATACTTTGATATACTTGGTATATCTATTGTTAATAACCTTTAGACAGAAAGAAATTTATGCAAACAAAACACACCACCAATGTCTCCAATGAGAAACCCAAACTTATATATGGTGGTAAATATGACTATATTAAGGTAAACTATAAAAAGTTGCGTAATCATGACGATAACAGTTCTAAACAAAAAGTAAACTTACATGTAGAAACAACTTTATGCCAAAGAAACTAGTAACTGAAATATTTATAGAAAAAGCCAAAAAGGTACATGGTGATAAGTACGACTATAGTAAAGTTAATTATACAGGTGGTCATAACAAAGTAACTATCATATGCCCTATCCATGGTGAGTTTGAACAAACACCAGCTAACCACTTACAGGGTAAAGGTTGCTATAAGTGTAGAAATAATTACATTAAAAAAATTAAAATTCATTCTGTTGATCAGTTTATAGAAAAAGCCAGAAAAGTGCATGGCGATAGGTACGACTATAGTAAGGTGGTGTATGTAAACTCAAACACTAAAGTAACTATCATATGTCCTATACATGGTGAGTTTGAACAAGTCGCAAAATTACACTTAGAGGGATATGGATGTAAAGTGTGTGGTAATGATTTTGGTTCAATAAAAAGAACATTAACTACCGAAGAGTTTATAGAAAAAGCCAAAAAGGTACATGGTGATAAGTACGACTATAGTAAACTTGTTTATATAGATCGTTGGACTAAAGTTAAAATTATATGTCCTATACATGGTGAATTTAAACAAGCACCGTATGCTCATTTAAACGGTAGTGGGTGTAGGAAATGTGGGACAGAAATAACAATAAACCTTAAACGATCTAACACACAAAAATTTATAGAAAGGGCAAAAGCTATACATGGTGACAAATATGACTATAGTAAGGCGGTGTATGTTAATAATAGAGTTAAAGTTATTATTGTATGCCCTATACATGGTGAATTTGAACAAGCACCTAATAATCATATTGAGGGACAAGGTTGTCCTATTTGTAATGCGTCTAAAGGTGAGTTAGCTATTAAAGATATATTAAATGAATGTGGTATAAAATACGTACAGCAATACATAATCCCAAACTTAGTTTGTTTTTTACGATATGACTTTTATTTACCAGAACTTAACACACTTATAGAGTTTCACGGTATACAACATTATAAATATATACCATTTTTTCACAGAAATGGTGAAGATGACTTTTTAAAGCAAAAAAACAGAGATGATATCGTCAGAAGTAATGCTAGGCAGTTTAAGTACAGATACCTAGAGTTTAACTATACACAACTTAAATATATGACTAAAGATAAATTTAAAAATTTAATAATAGAGAAATTAAATAACTTTAAAACTTAAGAAAGTAATCCATAGCTACTTTAATAAAGTAGCTATGGATCTTATTAAAAGTTTAAATTTAAATCGTCCTCACTTGGCTCGGAACTTTCACCATCATCGGAATCTTTAGTGTCTGTGTCTGAGCTATCTGTGTTAGGACTATCAGACACAGAAGTTCCCTCAGTGTCACCAGTTATGTTTATATAGTCTTTACCAATAGCTAATTTATACTTTTGTAGCATTGCTATAAGTTTAATATTATTTCTACCTGTTATCGTTAAATGTTCGGTAATGTTAGTCAATGTTTCTTCAATTTCAGAAGGAACGTTAGATGAGATACCAAAAGCTTCTGTAAAATAATTATTATCAGTACACCATTTTCTTAACAAGTAACCACGATACACATTTTTTACGTCATCAATACTATAACCAGACTCGTTAGACATTAAAGCTAAAGCTTCATTGGATAGTGTTGAATTCATTACTTTGTCCAATCCTTCAGCATAGGTGTCAAATTCAACTGCCAAGTTAGCAAGATTAGTATTTTCTGGCCTTGGTAACTCAATTATAATTTTTTCTGAAAGAGTGTCTATAAAGGTATTTATAAAACCTTCCTGATCTTTAGCGTAGAGTTGTTTACTCTCTTCATCTAAGTTCTCTGTTAGCTCATTGATATTGTCTAAGATATCTTTCTTTAAAATAGCTCTCATGTCTTCATCGTTAAAGATCACAATACTTAAGAGTTTGTTTACGTGTTTAATAAGCTTGTTCTGATACACTACAACGCGTTTAGAAAGCAGGATATTGTTATTGACTACAGTGGTAGCAAAATCTGGACTAAAGCCATTGTCGACTGTTTCAGGAGATAGTCCTAAAGCGATAATAGTTTGTTTGCGAAGTTCTTCTTCTAAATCAGAACTAGGAATAGTGTGTTGAATATTTGAGTTTTCAAAGTCAATCTTAACATTAGGAATAAGTGGATTATTTTCATAACTAAATTGTAAACCAGCTTTTTGAATCCAGTTAAGAAGATCTACTGGATTATTAATACCTAGTGGAAAGTAATTTTGTCTTAGTTTAAGAACAGAGTCTTGAATCTGCTCAATAGTTTTCTCTGGGTCAGGGTCATTAGGATCTAAAGAGATATTGACTTTAGTGACATCAATAGACTGCTTAGAGTAAGCCATAATCTTAGAAAATAGTAATATAGCTCTTAGACTAGATAACACTGAGAGGTTTTCTAATAGGGACTTACCTATCCCTATTTCGTTATAATAGAAAGCAAAATAAACTACTAACTCTTTAGGAATAAAAAGCATGTTAGTTTTTTGGTCAGCTAATGCTCTTGTGAACATCATAAAGTAGATCTCGTTCTTATTAGCGATTTCTACGTTAGAGCCGTATAAGCTATTCTTAATAGAGGTATAGAGTTGCTTCTCTAAAACATCTTTGTACATATCAAAGAGTTGATTCACATCTATGTTTTTAGTGCTATCAGTGACTAAGTTATTATAAGCTTTTTGCACAGGAGACAACTGTGTCATCGTAGACATAGACGAATTGCTATTAGAGGCTTGATTAAAGTTAGAACCTTTTAGCTCTGTACTAAGAGGTTTACCTGACTCATCTAGTAGTACAAAATAACCAATATGACTTGTCTCGTCTCCTGGAATAAATACAGGAATAACTGACTCAGTTGGGATCTTAACCGTCATAGGTCTACCCATAGACTTACGAGTTGTATCTGACTTTTGTTTAATGAATTCAATTTCTTTGTATTGATGAGTAGAGCCTTTTTGTCGGAAAATATCAATGTAGTCCAGTTTATCTAAAGACTCTTGAGCAATGCCAACGTTTCTCTTTAAAGCGCTTTTAATAACTGATTGGCTTAACTTGTCTTTGAGTTGTGCAAACTTAAAGATATTGACATTATCTGTAACATTGACAAAAGAGCTAGATACTAAATGTTCTACAAACTTATTACCTGTAAGACCAACCTCTTCTAGTGAGATGTTTTTTGTCACTGCTGGTTTAAGAATATTAACAGGTCGAGTGATGCTGTGCATGACTGTATCGACTTTACTCTTAAACTCCTCAGTAGAATAAGAAGGTAACAAATCTGTATTGATCAAGTCATCCACAGAAGACTCTGGTATAACCGCTAAAACATAAGCACCTGTACTAAAGAGTGCTTCTCGAATAATCTCTGGTAATTTTTCTTCTATTTCATAAGTATCATTCATGTATGTCTTGATTTTCTCAAGCATACCTGCTGTAACTATTGGGTTAATATTTAATGTTTTATCAAGTTTATAATTGAGCTGAATGTCAGTCATCTTCTTAGGGCTAAGAATAGAGCTAACTAGAATTTGAATGCTTAATTCAATATCAGGAAATAGTTTAGTGATGTTCTCGTTATTTTGTTTAAGAGACCGAATGCGCGTATAAATAGACTCTAATAATGATCTATTTATGTTTAGTCTGTCATCTTCAGAATTAAAAGGTTTAGCTTTATCTCTAACTAGCTTAGGTAAAATAGGAAGTACCTTTGGGTTAGATTCAATAATCTTACTAGCTAATAGTTTTTTGTTTTTTTTTTGATTAATAATATCAACGAGGTTATTAGGTGAAACTGGCATATTAGTGTCCTTTTGTATGGTTCACAAAATTGCCTAAGAAGTATTTTTCTTTTTCCACCAATTTTCTGATGGATCTCAAAAAAGGACACTAAAATGGCAATCTCTATCACTGAGAAAATACTTGGCAACAATAAAATATTAACTGACAATTATTTCACGAACACAATTAACTTAGTTAAATCAATTATTGTTGTCAACAGTACAGAAGCAGATCTTTACAATGAATATTTATCTGTTAAGTATCCAACATTAAGTGTTGATCTTAGCGTTAGATCAACATGGAGATACTACAAACATTTAAACTCACAGTACTACGATATTGATAAAGACATTATGCTAAGGTCTCTGGATAATGGAATGGACATTATCTTAGATAAACCAACCATTAACTTACATAAAAAATCCAAAGATGAGTTACTTAAATTTGGATTATATTATAAAGAGTTGGTTGATAAGTATCCTGAACAAGAACTTTTTATCAGAAGCTGCATAACAGAGTCACCTTACTCTAATATACAAGAGATAATTGATCTAGATAATTATACTATTGTTAGTAGTAATTTAAGTTTAGTAGAAGAAAATGAAGATAACCTTCTTCCTAAGCTACAAAATAAAATCACTAATTACGAAAACATATGGTTAATACCTTATTACCATGTTTCTGATAATTTATTCTTAGCTTCTCAGTATAGTACATTTTATCAATTTTTATTTACAAGTATACTTAGTATAAGACTAGAGAACGCTAAAACGATTAACGCTCACTCTTACCATATTATAAATTACCTAGCTAGTCACCACTTTCTTGATAAGTATTACAGGTACCTAACAAGATATCAAGCACTATTTTTATATAGAAATATGCTATACCTAGATAACCATTCTGGTAAGATAGATACCTTTGAGACACTAATTGATAAGTTATTTACACCTAGAAATATCTCTGTGGTTACTTACAACTATAAACAAAAAAACAGCGTAGATGATATTAACAATATAGAGTATAAGTTTAAACAAAAACTCCTTAACAATAAAAATCTAGTTTATTCTAACAATGATTACACTTTAAAGAATTTAGATGACAAGGTAAGAGATTTAGTTATAGGTAACCCTAGAGAAATAGACACAAGAGAAGAGTACATTTCTGATAAATTTAAAAATTCATTATTTAACTTTCTAACAACTAAAGATATAGAGTTCAGTGTTATTGATAACACTGATAACGTTAGATATAAAATAATACCTACTATAATTGATTATTGGGCTTATTTACTTAAACAAAACAAAGTAAACTTTATATTAAGTATTGTTGACCCAATCACTAACCAAGATTTAAGGTTAAATACCTCAGACGCTTTTAAACTATTTACTATTTTACTTTATAGAAGTAACAACAGGATTTTATATGAATTCCCGCCATACACTATTAAGCATGCGTTTCATAAAGAGTTACCTTTAACTGAAAACTTATTAAAGGTTTGCTACGATAAAAAATATTGGTATAAAGATACTATAACTACTATTAAAAATGCTATACCAAGCTACACAACAGTTGTAACGAGTTATCAGTTTGAACAATATGTCTTTGGTATATACAAGCTTAATTTAGGCTTGTCACTCTTTCTAAATAACTTAAGTGAAAAAGATGATCATGGTCAGTTTGAGTTGATTGTAGATCGTTTAAACACGTCTGAAGATTATACCTTTAACGATGAAACAGTAGAGCATTTCCTAGACAAAATAGGTTTAAGTGGTATAGATACCTATAACCAACAAATGCTAGAAAACTTTTGTTACAATATACTTAATAAACTTTTTGATAGTAAACTTGATTTCATAAATAAGTATAAATATATTCAAGACGCCTTGATTGGTATTTTTGAAAAATTTAATAGTTATACTATACAGATCATTCACAATTACTATAGCAATAGTACAGTAGTAGCTGGTCTTCGTGATACAAGATACGCTGTCAGCGAAGATATACATAACAGATATTACTACTTTAATGCATACACTATGTCTGTTGATATGGAATATAAGATACTTGACACAACAAGTATAGATTTAAATGTCAATGGTTATTCTAGTTATAGTTATTATTGTAAAGAGATAATTGATATTAATACAGAAATTATTACTGGGGTTAGCTACTACGATAATGTTATTATTGATTTAAATAATCGTATTATTAAAGATGTTAATACATCTACAGATATACTTATTAAAGAATCTGTTAACTTAAACGTTAATGGTTATTACAGTTTTAGTGAGTATAGTTTTACATATGCTGATTTTAGTATTGACATCAAATGTAACTCTAATTTATTAAATAAAGCTAGTGTTATTTTTAATACTACAACGTTAAATGATTTAGGAGATTCACAATGGCTTATTACTCAATCTAGTGAACCAGATCTTTTGTTCTTAGCATCTAATTTATAGGAGTTTTTTATGGAATCATTAACGAGAACTATTTTCTCAGCACATTTGCAAACTACTAAGTTACTCAATCGTCCTTTTACTTTACTACCTAATAGTACTTTAAATCAGAAATTTAACTTATATCCTAATGAAGTTTTAGCTTCAAATCAATACCCTTTCTTAGGATATATTGGTATTGGAAATAAAGGAGCAAGTTATGAGATGACCTCATCGGGTTATGTTTTAACTACACCTGTACCTCACCTACCAAGAGACGCAAGCCTTTATAACTTTATTCCTTTCGTTATCAGAACTCCTGATAATGATCTATCAGCTACTGAGCGTCTTCTCTATAGAATGCGTGTACCTTTGAGTGTTGGTGGTGTAGACTACATTGCTTATTACTTAAGAGTTTTAGATTTATCTACCGTTATTCCAACGGTAGAGCTTCGTAATGTTGATGATGGCTTAATCACAACAACTTCTTTTGAACCAGTATTATCTGATTTATCACCAACGCCACCTGTTATTGCTGCTAGCAATCTAAATAACCCTAATGGTGATTATCTAGTATCTACAGCTAAAGTTATGTTTACTATTTCACAACAAGATGTTGGTGAAATTATGGACGCTTGTAATATTCTTTACGGAGATGTTCGTTATGCTGTTATTAACGAAATTGCTTTATGTACTGGTGTAGATAAGATTGTACAAGGAACTTTTGGTAGCGTCACCAGTAATTACACTGATGTTATTGCAACTCAAGTTGCTGCTTATATTTCTCAATATCACGCCTTGTCTTCTAACACAACACAAGTACAGATCGAACTAGATTTGGGTTCAGTAGAAAGCTTATTGGTTTAAGTTGAGTTTGTTAAACACAGTCTAGCACTAATTTGCTAGACTGTGTTTTCCTTTAGTTTTCAAGAATTTGCTAGACTGTGTTTTCCTTTAGTTTTCAAGACACTCGTTCAATAGTTTGAAGTGTACTATAAAAGGTATCTACTAATACGCTATGAGTCAAAGGAGTTAATCTTGTTACTTTCTATCGACCCAGGTATTAACAATTGTGGAATTGTGGTTCTAGATACCTCAAACCAATTCACTGTTGTTGAATCTATTCTTGTTAAAAATGCTAGAAAATTTACTGACGATGAAAAAACAATAGAAAAAGAGTACGGTACACGTGCTGTTAAAGTAGATTATATTTTAAAAGCTATTCGATCTTTATTACTCAAGTATGATATAGACACTGTTGTTGTTGAAGCTCCTTTTTATAATGCTTTAACACCTGTTGCATATGGCTCTTTACTTGAAGTTATCTTTGCACTTAAGTATGATATTATTGTTAAAGGTAAATATATTTTTAAACTGATAGAGCCCCTTTTAGTTAAGAAAATGTTTACTAGTAAAGGTATGGCTGCTAAAGATCTTATTAAAGATTTTTTAATTAAGAAAAAAGAAGATGGTAGTATACTGATAGCAATTGATATAGACACTTTATCTGAACATGAGATAGATGCTATAGCTGTTGGTTTTGTTTATAATCTCATGTTAAAAGAAGGAAATAAAAATGTGGACAACAATTCTTAGTTTTATTAAGGGTAAACTGTTTTCAAATAGTGGTATATTCTTAAGTATTTTTGGTATTCTTTTTATTTTATTTTTATACTCTAATAGTAATGTCGTTCTTAGTAAGTTTGGGTTTGAGACAACAACTACTCTGAAATCTCAGCTCACTAAAGCACAAGCTGATTTGGTTACATTGAAGTCAGTAAACGATGACTTAAATAATACTATAAAACAACTCAACGATAATCACGCTAGAGATATTAAAGCTATGAATGAACTTCAAGTTAATAAGGAAATATCAAAGGAAGTTATTACTTTTGTTACTCGTAAGAAAAAGGATGTAGAAAATAAGGTAGAAAAGTCTTTAAACGACAATTCTATTTACACCTTAACAACTGTCACACTTCCTTTAAAAGAAGTTAATGAACTCTCTTCTAATAACATCAATAGTTTAAATGAAACTTATACTAAATTGTTCGAGAAAGATTTAAAAATGAGTGAAACTGTGTCAGACGTTAGTCCTGATATATTTAAACAAGACCTTCAACAAACTGAGATACTATCATGTTAAAATTTAAATTCCTTTTATTATTTAGCTTTTCTTTGTTTTTAAGTGGATGTACAAGCGGTCCTAAGCTTAACAGTATTGATGTAGTAAAAACTGAAATAGTGTACGTTACTATACCGGACAATATTTTAGCTGAATGTATTCCGGAAAAGCCTATTGAATTAGAATCTTATTTACAGCTTACTTTACCTAAAAGAGAATCTTATTTAACAGACTATTCTATATCGTTATTAGGAACTTTAAAGACATGTAATTTACAATTAGAACAAGCAAGATCTTTAAATAAAAAACCTAAAGACTAAGTTAAAAAGAGGCTAATATGTCAACAGTTACTTTTCAATATTCATTAGCTAATACATCAGGTTATAAATTCAATATCACTAAAATCGGTTTTAATAATTACGATGACCTAGCCTATTACAATAAAGAAAATTTTCCTGATATTGAAATAACTAGACCAGCAACAGATACAGATTTAAAGTCTCTTGATAGTAAAGCTTTAATAACTGTTAATGGTTACGTACACAATACAACTGTTATAGAAAATAGACTTTATGTCGCTAACGCCACTAAAAGTATGTTAAGGTCTAGAGAAAATAACATAGGTATTTTTAGTTTTAACAGTCTGCCTGGGGTGTTAACTAAGACTCCTATCACTGCTGATATGATTACACCAGAGGCACCTTTTACCCTATATGAAAAAGCAGTCATCACCTTTAACTCTCCTGTTAATTGTCCTATTCTTGTTGTTTGTGGTTACCTTATATTTGAAAACCCAGAAGTTTTCTATAGAGTTTCTCCTAACGCATATGTACTTAGAATGGATAAAATCAATTATATAGAGAAACTCTATGAATTAAAAAGGAGTAGGGATATTTTCACTGAGTTAGATATTCCTATTTCACCTAATAATGTAAGCATGATAGATGCTAATACAGTTAGGTCTGAGGTAGCTATTACTAAATTCTTAACTACGTTTAATTCATTTTTAGTAGACTTACCTGTTAACAACCTATCAGTAGATAGAGTCTATCTTGAGCATAGCAATATACCAGGAAACTTTAGAACTGAGCTTGAACCAACACTACCAATTATGGTAGGATATGGTAAACTAGCAGAATATAGTAAAAGAAAAACTACAGAAAATAAATACACTGTTTATGTCAATGACGCTTACTATAATAAACATTTATTTTCTAATACTAGTTATGGTAATATAAATGTTTATAATGACCATAGGCAAGTTGGAAGTACTTATGCCTTGACTCAAGCATTTTTCTTAAAAGTGTCAACAACAATTTAAGTTACACATACCCCACAGTTTACTGTGGGGTATGTTAATTTTTTGAACATTTAAAGGAGATTTAAAATGGCCACTAGTAATAAAATACTAAAAGTACAGCTGGTGGATTTAGTCCACCAGCTGTACTTACTCTTGTTTTGGGATACTATTCAGTAACATATATATTAATTGTGACCTTAGTACTGATTACATTTTTTACTCTGGTTCACATACCTTGGTTGCATTCTAAGTAACCTTATGTTTCTTGTAATTTTTACATTCCTCAATAGGAGAAAACCATGTCAGTCAATTTTAAATCTGAAAATATCGCTAAGTATAAAGAACTCTCGGACAGTATCAAAGATACTTTAGAAGTTAATGATGCTACGATTAAAGAGAAAGAACCACATTCAGCTTATTATAGCAACTTGCCAGAAGACATCAGCAAAAAGCAAGTAGAAGAACTTGCTAAATATAACAGCAAATTTGTTACAGCTACACACGTAGCTGTAGGTGAACTTGCTGCTGATATTTTCAAAGGTAAAAAGTCAATTGAAACAGTGGAAGCTGAGGTAGGTTATTTCGGTAAAGCTGATTCTATTAGCGTTAGTGTGGTTCGTAGTAAGACATATCAGAATCATCTCGCTAAAGAAGAAGCTGACAAAGAAGTCACCAAGCAACTTGTTATGCAGACAACTGTTACATCACAGTCCGCTAAAGGTTATGGTCTTAAAGCTGTTCGTGAGTCGATGTCTGAGGAGTTTGCTGGTATGTTTAAAAAGTAAACTTCTTCAATAAAAGTACCACCCTCAATCACTAAAGGGTGGTACTTTCTAAAAAGGAGTTTATTGTGAAAAAAAGTAAAGATCTAGTAAAACTCTCTAATGTAACATCATTAGGAAAATATTTATATTGCTACTCTGATAAGTTTAATATATATTTATTTTTTAGTGATTTTACAGATCACGTTATATACAAAGTAACGTGTGATAAGTATTTCTGTGTAACAGAAGTAGATGAAATAACACTACCATTTGAGTACAATAAAAACTTAGATATTAGATTTTTTAAACCTATAGAAAGTACAGATGGTGTGTATAAGTATGTTGGTATAGTCGACATAAATAATACTACTAGTAAGTTTGAAATTGATAATAGTAATAATCTCAAACTGTCTACCACTACAGTTAAAAATAATAGAAAACTTTTTACAATTATAAGTTGTTTAGATGATATAGAAGTGGATACTTACATACAAAGTAAAAATAAAATATATATTATTGGGTTTGATACAATAAATAAAGTAAATGCCTATGGTGTGGTTGATATAGAGAGTAATAAATTCTTGGTTTACTATCTATTATATAGTGATCTAGGTGACGTTGAACCTATAAGTATAAATCTTGATAGTTCTGAAGAAAAGGTTTATATTGTTGGGTCAATTAATAAGTACGATGATAAAGATAATTTAACTGAAACAATACCATACTTAGAAGCATTCATGTTGGTTTGAAACAAACACCTAGAAAAAAGTCTAGGTGTTTGTTAGTTTTGGAATTAATTTCAAACACATATATATTTGTTGTAAGTAGTTTTAGTAGTACTTTCCCCAGCTACTAAAACTTTCGTTTGGGGTGTCAACTACCTTGGACTGAAATCCAAGGCTTGGAGAGGGTTACCACATAACCCAACCTGGGACTAAACAGTTGTACTAGCCAAACTCTTAAATGAGTAACTAAGTCACCTTGCCGTGGAAGGCAGCAACACGTTACGGATGCTCCCCTAGTCTGTATCCTCTGTGGTGGTTAGTGGCGAAGGGGTCCTCACTTGTGTCAAACGAAGTTCCGTAAGGTAACCAATATGCATCCTGAATCAACTCAACCCTGGGTACCTGTAGTTTCCTCTATAGGTATCCCTCTCATGCCTTGCCACCCGGCAAGAGCTCGTAAACTCATAGCAGCTGGTAGAGCTATCCCTCGTTATAAGAAAGGTCTATTCTACATTAAGTTACTAGATCGTGAAACTGGAGATACTCAACCCATCGCGCTTGGCATCGACCCAGGTAGTAAGATGGAAGGCTACACAGTTAAAAGTGAAGCTCACACCTATGTCAATATTCAGAGTCACGCAAGGGATGGTAACGCTATTAAAAAGACAATGGAAGCTCGACACAATACTCGACACACTAGACGTAATAAAAACACTCCTTGTAGAGCTTTTAGACCTAATAGAGCACGTTCAGCTAACTGGGTTCCACCTTCTACTAAAGCCAGGTGGCAACTCAAGTACAATATCTTCAACTGGCTATGTCAACTGTACCCTATCACATGTGTAATCATAGAGGATGTTAAAGCCAGAACCAAAGCCGGTGACTACAGGTGGAACAACAACTTCTCACCTATACAAGCTGGCAAAAACTGGCTCTACTCTAGGTTACGTGCTACAGGTGTAGAGCTAAGACTGGTAGAAGGTATGGATACTTACAACCTTCGTCAGTCCTTAGGGCTTCAGAAGTCTAAGAACAAATTGGCTACTATCTTTTCAGCACACTGTGTAGATAGCTGGGTGCTAGCTAATAGTTACGTTGGTGGTCATATCTCACCAGAGTTAATAGAAGTCTTAGTCCTTAAACCACTTTCTATCTGTAAAAGACAACTTCATAGATTCAATCCTTCTAAAGGTGGTAATAGACAAAGATACGGTGGATCTATGTCTACAGGTGTTAAAAAAGGAACATTAGCTATCCACCCTAAACATGGTAAATGTTATACAGGTGGATACCATAGTAAGACTGGTTTAACACTTCATACTCTTATAAGTGGTCAACGTTTATGTAGAAATGCTAAAGTATCTGATTTACAACTTGTAGCCTACTCCCCGTGGGTGTTACTAGTACCATCAACTCTCTCTAACCATAAGGAACAACGTGCACAACGACGCAATTATTACAGATTTCATCAGAGTCTATCACTAACTAAATTTATATAGAAGTTTTAGTTTATATCGTAACAAAAGGAGTATTTTCATGAATTTTAAAGAAATGGTTAACTTGTATTCAGAAGAAGGAACTGAGCACTTTCAGCTTTCTCCTTTGAGCTCTAGCATTGTTGGTAAGTTTCTATCTCCGGAATGGAGATATAAATTTTTCATACCTCAAATTGGTAATTTCAATTCGGCTATCGGGTTCTGTAACTGGATTGCTGGAGCTGGTGAGGAGGCTAGGTATAATGACCGAGTTAAAGGTCACATCACCATTCCTTACAAGATGCTTTTAACTGTGGGTAAATACCACCAGTTAAAAGCAATGGTGAATGAACTTAGAAAGTTTCCAGAAGACTGGGATAGTCTTCCGCTGGTTCGTTATAGGGTTCACCAAAACGGTGTCAAGGAGCTTACACCTGACAATGATTGGTATCCTCGTAATGTCCACATGCTGGCTCTGTGGGTGAGAGCTGAAATGGACCCAGAGTGGGATACATTTGACGCTAACACTAATCCATACGAAGTTATTGATAACCTTGTGAATGTTAACATTTTACGTAAAGGTTAGTGAAGGCCACGGTCTTCAGGCCGGGAAGGATGTCAAGTAAGTCGGTTTAAACACAACAAGAAAGACACTAACTAACCACTAGTGTCTTTCTTTTTTCTTTAAAAGAGAAACTCATGGTAAAACACGGCGATCCGCCTTATCTAGAGTGTAGCTCAAAAGGTGACAAACGTTTTAGTGCATTTTGTGCTAGGATTAAAGCGAAAGACAATAAGTCTATAGAAGAACTCTACCAAGCTTTCAAGATCTTTGAAGATGGTAGCACTAACTTGTCTTGGAAGCAAGCTAAAGGTAAAACCCCAGTTAATATCTCAGATTGTATTGTTTTCTACAATAGACTTTGGTTAGAATATCTAGAAGAAAATCCTCAGCTCAAAGATGTTGTTAAACAAGCCAAAGGACTCTCAGATATCTTTGGACAAAAAGGTAGACAATGTCAAGCAACAAGTCTTTGGAACATAAGGAGTACACTTTTTTAATTGGATTGTCATTATGTGGATTTTCACAACATAGTTTTTAGTCTAATCAATTTAGGAGTTTAGTATGAAAGAGGCACTTTGTATTCGTTCTTTGAAAGAGTTGAGTGAGTTAGTTAGTGGTGAACGTGAAACCATTGACTCACAAATGGTCGACCGCGCTGTTTGTGAGATTGTGGAAAATGGTTATCTACAAGTTATTCCTTACGTTGTTTTCTACACTACAGATATTTCTGAAGGTAAAGTTCGTTTTGTACAATACCTTCGAGCTGCCACAGGTGGTGAAGACCGTCTACTGTCTAAAACTAGTATTGGGTTTGGTGGTCACATCGATGCATCAGATGAACTCAAATTTGGTAGCTCAACTGACATAGATGGTGTTGTTACTTACTCTATGAGTTTGAACGATATTGTGGAAACAACTATCGGTTGCGGTGTTCGTGAAATTATAGAAGAGCTTGGTTCTAATTTATTTGAAACTTTAGGTATTAAGGTTATTGCGCAAAACACTGCTTTCTTTATGGGTAACCCTGAAGAAGAAGTTAATAAAGTTCATCTTGGTTTATTGATTCCAGTTAAACTAACACAAGAACAACTAAACATATTAATTAAAGAGGTTGTTATCAATAAGGATGAAATTTCTTCTATTGATGTATTAGGTATCAATATTAACACAATTATTGAAGAAATGGATGTAACAATTACTTTAAACAAAATTGAAAATGAACTAAGTTATAAACTTAATCTTGAAGACTGGAGCTGCAAAGCTATGAGTTTTATTGTTAAGAAAGAAATCAACTCTTTAATGAAGAATGTCAGTTATACTGATATCGTTAGTCTCATTCATATGAAAGAAGAAGAAGAAAAGATTAGTGATGTAGTGTACTCAGTAGATCCTGAAACTAAAGCGGTCACTAAAGTTCAAGAACAGTCTGAGGCTGAAGACTTAGAAGAACAATGTGTAGCTCCGGTTTAAAAATAAATAAATAAACCCTCTCTGGACTAAAATCCAGAGAGGGTTTAAAACGTCTTTTAAGCCATTCTTTTCTTTTTGTGTGTAAGTTTGTTGCCTGCTATTTTTAAAAGGTACCTAGAGCATTTTAAGAGCTTTTGGCTACCTATTTGTGACGTCCTGGATAGCTGCTTGATTGTTACCTAATATATTTTGTAGTAGTCCGCTAAACGGAACTTTATTAACAGTAAAAGCAGCAAACGCAGCTGGGTCTGGATTAGCAATTGCTTTTAATGCCATATATCTTTCTGCTAATTTTAATCTCATCATAGGAACTCTATAAATCATTGTATACACATCAACAGCCATAACACTGTTTAAATAAGAAATAAAAGGTGTATCTGCAAATTTTGGACTTATTTGTGCAGCTATATTGGAAATAATACCGCTGCTTGCTATATCCACAGAAATAACTTCATCCATATTAGCTATAGATAAATCTATATCAATAGCGTTAGGATGACCACTCTTACTAAAACCTAGATTAGAAGTACCTCTTGTAATAGAGACAGTCTCTATCATACCTAGTTGAATATTAGATCTACCTCTATCAAACAACTGACACATAAAAGGAGATGTGTAAGAAGAATTACCTGTTGACCTAGGTAAACTTCCAGCTAATATCATAGATAAAGGTAAATAGATATTAAAAAGTTGCGAATAAGCATTACCATATGGAGATATTAACTTTATTTTATAACTAGATCTTGGCAGTGACGCTGAGCTAGATTCCCATATTTTTGGCATAGATACATTAACACCATAAGCTAAAGCTAATAACGGATTAGCTAAACCAAAAGTAGATTTACTTAAGATAGTCGCTCCTGTGTCTGCAGCTAACTTTAAAGCATCCCCGATAACAGGAATACTTGCAACTGATTCAAGCATATTACCTATGTTTCTGGACTTAGCACTTAACGAATTAAAGGTAGATTCAATAGGATTGCTTCCAGATGAACTAGAAAAAGATTCCCCCACAGACCCAGTTGAGTCAACATTAAAAACAGCAAAAGCAGCACCTTCTGATAGTTCTGCTAATAAGTATTCTTTATACTTATCAAAAGTTGGTTTCTTTTTCTTAGCGTTGTCTTCTAAAAATTGATCTACTTTAATATCAGATGTTGGGTCTAGTGTAAGTATTTCACCATTCTCATCAGTATATAAAGGATCATAAGCAACTACAGATTTTTGTGTTCCTTCTTTGCTATCTAAATTCTTCTGCTCGGTCTTATCATCCTTAATTAATAAATTGTAAGCTTTATCAAATAAGTTTTTTGTAAAAAAACTAGCTCTACCTTCCCTATTAGTAAAATAAGTATCATGTACACCAGCTTCATTTATAGGATAACCTGAAAAGTCTTTATTAGTCATTTCATCAGAGACTTTAGCATTAGCGTTTTTATCGTAGTCAGCTTTTTGCATTTTATTAAAAGCAGATTGTGATTTTAATGCTAAAGCAAACACACTTATTCTACCAGTTTTTGCGTCTATAACATCTGGTAATAATGTGTTAAGTTCTGATATATAAGTAGATGTAGGTTTTTGTGTCTCACCTATTTTGTTATCTAGTTTAAAAGTAAAGTCTTGAAATACACCTGGAAGCATTGTTCTTCTTGCTACCATGTTGTTTAACATGTTCTCTACAGTTGACCAGTAGATATACATAGTAGGTTTAACAGAATAGAAACGACTACTCTCACTTAAAGCTGTTGCTACAAACATACCTAAAGCTAATAATTGAGCAGCAGCAACAGCAAAAAAGGTAGAAATAACTCCAACAGCTTCTAAGAATGTTGTTGTTATAACACCTCTATTTTGTAATATAGTCTTATCGATGTCAAAAGACTTTGTTATCCATAAAAGTAAAGGCATAAACTTAGGTACACCAAACCTTAAATAGATTCTTTGTTCATTGTCGTCTATAGCTTCAGAGTAGTATCTACCCATACCTAGACCATTAGGATCACCTTTTCCACTCAAACTTACATCAGGTCTACCAGGGAGTTTACCCTTACTTCTTATATCAGCATACCTCGTAAACTGTGGTTTAGGGTTTACAGCTATATTCATACCTGGTGTTGTAGATGTAAACTTATAGTCAGCTGAAGAATGATACCTATTCTTTCTAATCCATTTTTTATACTCTGTACCTTGTACAATATCTTTATCAGCTATAATGAAAGTAGATTTAACCCATTCTCTATCATAAACACCATCAGTAGCATTCCTTGTTTGATCTGTTTTAACTGATACATCCACCATAATCTTTCCTTTTAACTTTAACCTGTTTCTAAAAACACTCAAAGCATCTACACTTGAATGAAAAAGCATTCAAGTGTAGAGTAGGCTTTCTGTATACTTTCTTTCACATTCCACTAAATATCTCAATCTCGTTTTTCTCACCACTATTAACTTTTTTACTATTATATATCTTTTGGAAAAACTGCCAATTTTTCCCCAGGCAATCCCTCTATCCCTATATTAACCTAAACCATAACACCACTACTAAAAAGAAAAAGAAACAAACACAACCTAAAGAAAAGAAAACAATACATTAAACAAGTAAGAACACAACCACCATAAGCCCTGGTGGGGGATAGATAGATAGATAGTTCACAAGATTAATGTATATTAAAAAAGTTAATAAAACAAATCCAATAACCTACAGCTAATAGTAGGTTATTGGATTTTAATTTTTAGGCAAATGTTTTGCGAGTAAATAGTAACTTTTAAATAGGACACTTTAAAGCATGGAACCACAAGGCATTACAACAGACGTACTTTTAGAAAAATATGCTAAAGGTAATGAACAAACAGAAGATGAGATTTTTAAGCGAGTCGCTAAAGGTATTGCTCAAGCTGAGAGTGACGTTTACAAAGAGTATGAATTTCTATTAGATGATGTTATTGTTAGAAAGAATGTATCAAATAAAGATTATTGGGAAAGTAAGTTTTACGAGAATATGAAAGCTGGTGCTGTTGGCGCTGGTCGTATCATGTCAGCAGCTGGCACAAATGTTGATGCTACACTTATCAACTGTTTTACTCAACCTGTAGGTGACTCCATCACCTTTGATGATAAAGATGGACATATTAGTATTTATGGTGCTTTGGCTGAGTCAGCTGAAACTCTACGTAGGGGTGGGGGTGTCGGTTATGACTTCTCTTACATTAGACCTAAAGGTGCTAAGGTAGGTAAAGTGGGAGCTATGGCTTCAGGACCTTGTAGCTACATGAATATCTTTAATGCCAGTTGTGAAACTATTGAATCAGCTGGTTGTTTTACAGGTGATACTCTTATCAACACGACAGATGGTCTCTTAAGAATTAAAGACATAGTTGAATCCGATAAAGACTATCAAGCCATTACACATCTTGGTCCTAAGAAAATTACAGCTAAGTTTAATAATGGTTTTAAAACTATATGGAAAATAGTTACTAAATATGGGTTTAGTGTTAAAGTTACACCTAATCACAAGTTTGCACAATTTGAAAATGGTAAAATAGTAACAAAAGAACTTTGTGAGATAATTAAAACAGACAATAATTCACTACTAATTTCTGTACCTTTAAATGAAAAATTAGTACCTAAGCAAACAGAAGAAGAAATGTTTGCTTATGTAATCGGAGCTTTTCATGGTAATGGTAGTTGGATAAAAAATGAAAAAGGTTTAATTAAAGGTATTACAATTAGTAATAACGTAACTAAATTCAACATAGTAGAAGATATAGCTTTTAAAATGGCAGGGCTTGGGTTTAAAGGGACTCTGACTAAAGTGCCTAATGAAAATACAATAACACTTGATTGGTATGATTCAGATTTTTTTAGAAAATTAGAAACATATGGTGTAACTAAAGGAGATATGTCTATTCCTTTTTTTATTTTGGAAGGTTCTAAAGAAATAAGAGCAGCTTATTTAGCTGGTTTATTTGATGCAGATGGTTATTTTTCTGAGGGTAAAAGTAATATTAGGTTACGTTTAATTACGTATAAATTGTTACAAGAAGTACAAACAATGTTGACAAGTCTTGGGGTCATGACTAAATTGTTTTTAGAAAGAGAAACTATAAACAATTGGCAAACATTATATGCACTCAATATCTATGGAAAATATGCTCAAGATGCATTTTTAAGAACTGTTGGTATGTTTACCACACAAACTCTTTTAAATGTAGCTAGTAAAGATGGTGTAGGTTATTCTCATAAATGGAAAGACATAAAAGAATTTGGTATTTCTAAATCTACATTCTCTAGATATTGGCCAGGTAACGAACTACGGAATCCAAATATTTCAATGAATGCTATAATTAATTCTGGAGTAACCATTCCTGAGTTAGTAAACACCGTGTCTGATACTATCTTATATATTAAAGAATTACCAGAAGAAGAGACATACGATCTAGAAGTAGAAGATGTTCATCTTTTAAGTGGTAATGGTATATATACAAGTAATTCTCGTCGCGGAGCTCAATTGGGTGCTTTGTCTATTACACACCCAGACATTGAAGAATTCATTACAGCTAAACGCACACCCGGTAGGTGGAACAACTTTAATGTGTCTGTTTTTGTCACAGATGAATTCATGCTCGCTAAAGATCAAGACTTAGAGTTGGAACTTACTCATAAAGCTGAGCCAGGAAAATCTTTAGTTGATCAAGGAGCATATAAACGCTCTGATGGTTTATGGGTCTATAAAAGAGTAAAAGCTAAGTATCTCTGGGATATCATCATGAAGTCAACTTATGACTTTGCTGAGCCTGGTATTTTATTTGCTGACAATATTAACAACGATAACAACCTTAGGTATTGTGAATATATTAGGACAACCAATCCGTAAAATCCATGCGGCTATATTGAACAATCAATATAGAAAATCTAATCTGATTGACTTGGAAATCCTGAAGAGGATGACAGGGCGGAACTTTTAACTAAGACCGTGAACGACTAAGTGATTAGACATCCTGTAATAAGGATGGTGCGATAGTCTGAACTCTTGTATAACAAAAGAAGCAAGAGAGGAGATATGAAGAGATCTCCCGCCATTAAATATTTAATGGTCATAAAAGTAACAGATTTGGTGGTGAGCAGCCTTTACCTGATTACGGGTGCTGTGATTTAGGTCCTATTATTTTACCTAAGTATGTAACAAATCCTTTTAAGAGTAACGCACAATTTCAATTTGATAAATTTAAAGAGTCAGTCAGTACTCATGTTAGATTTTTAGATAATGTGTTAGATGTAACTCTATGGCCTTTAGAGAAACAAAGACAAGAGTCTGCTAGTAAAAGACGCATTGGTGTGGGTTTTACTGGTTTAGCTAATATGTTGTCTATGATGGGTTACGCTTACAACACACAAGAAGCTTTGTTGTTTACAGAAGCTCTTATGAGAACTATGAGAGATACCGCTTACAGGGCTTCTGTTGAATTAGCTAAAGAAAAAGGACCTTTTCCTTTACTTGATGTTGATAAGTATTTAGAAGAAGGAACTTTTGCATCAAGACTACCTGAAGATATTAAAGCAGATATCCGAACCTATGGTATTCGTAACTCTCATATTCTCTCAATAGCCCCAGTAGGTTGCGTCACACCAGACACTTTGGTAATTACAGAAAATGGTTTACATGAAATATCTGAAATGGGAAAGAATAATAAAGATCAGTGGCAAGATATAAACATCCAGGTCATGACGGACGAAGGTTTTAAAACCTCTGATAAGTTTTTTAACAACGGTGTTAAACCAGTTAAAAGAATAACAGATAACTATGGTTATAATATAACTGCTACAGACAACCATCAATTAAGAGTCATCACAGAAACAGGTGACTATATTTGGAAAAGGTTGGATCAATTAAAAATTGGTGATATATTGGTTAAATGTGTTAACACATATCCTAACATTAACACATTACCTATTCCGAATAATGAAACTAATGTAAATCATAAATCTATTAACAAGCTGAAAGAAAATATTGTTTATACTAAAGGGATAGCTGAACTTGTTGGATTTTTAATGTCTAACGGAAATGTTAAAACAGAAAGACATATTAGACTTTATCACCACATCGATTACGCAGAAAAAACATTTAGTAAAATTATTAAAACCTTAGAAGAAGATTTAGGTATAGTAAATTCTAAAATTTTTGTATCAGCTAGAGTTAATAATCCTAATTTAGCTGAATTAAATATATATTCTAAAGAGTTAGTTACATGGTTAACTATAAACGACTCCATTAAAAAAGGTGCTTCTTACTTAAAAATACCAAAATGGGTATTAAATAGCAGCAGGGAAATTGTATATTCGTTTTTACGTGGGTTATATGAGGGTGATGGTTCTGGTGGTTTAACTAGTGTAACATACACTTCTATAGATAAACTTTTTATTAATAAATTACAACAGGTTTTAGCTTCTATCGGCATTGTAACTAGAAAAGACATTTCAGGATATGGAGGAGCTGTTGGGAGATTTGGAAACAACGACGTTTACAGATTATCGATAGGTAACAGAAAAGATAAATTTAAATACTATAAAAATATTGGTTTTATGTCAGATAAGGGTAGTCAAATTTTAGTTAACTACAATGAAGAATTAGATTACAGAACTTATTATCAGTCAGTGCGAAAAACCCTAACTAAAGCTTTTGGTTGTATAGATTATAAAAACAAAGTTTATACTAAATTAAAAGAATTAGGTGTAACAGAAGAAATAATGTTTACAGAAATTATTAACATTGAGGATTTAGAACCAACATTAACTGTAGATATTTCTGTTCCTGACAATGTTACTTATATTGCTAACAGTTTTGTTAGCCATAACACTATTTCTTTAGCTTTTGCTGACAATGCAAGTAATGGCATTGAGCCACCGTTTAGTCTTGCTTATACACGTAAAAAACGTATGCAAGATGGTACTAAACAAGAGTATGCTGTTATTGACCACTCTCTAAGAGTTTACTTAAACACACTAGAGAAAGACTACTCTGATAAACTCTTAAATGCTATTGTTAATTATAAGACTACATTTGAACATAATGGTAAGAGTCTCTCTGTTAAAGAAGCAATTCCTAAGAGTATTGTGACCGCTTTAGAGTTAACTCCTAGTGAACACATTGCGATGATGAAAGTGGTACAGCCCTATATAGATTCATCGCTAAGTAAATGTGTAGCAAAAGGAACACCTATTATCACTAATAAAGGTATATTACCTATTGAAAGTTTAGGTTATGCTAATATTCCCGATAAGTTTGATAAACCATTAAATGATCTATTAGTACTTTGTCCAGATGGTGAATGGCGTGAAGTTACTTCTCACTATTACGGTGGATTTAAACCTACAATAACTATTAGTTTAAATAACGGTCAGACTATAGAAGCATCTGAAACACACATGCTAATGACAGATAAAGGTTGGGTTAAAATGCCTGATCTTAGTGTGGGTGACTGTATAAAAGTAAGACGAGAAGTTAAAGTTAATTACAAGGGTGGTGCTTTGTTACCAACTATTGATTTTTATTGTAATAGCAAAGATTACAATATACCTACACACATGACTCCATCTTTAGCTTTATTTTTAGGAATGATGGCAGCAGACGGTCATCTAGAACTAAATACAGGTATGGTAAATATAACTAAAAATGAACCTTTAGTTGGTGTTTTATTTAACAATCTTTCTGTAGAGTTGTTTAACGCTAAAGATGTTAAACATTTAGTAGATCCAAGAAACGGTGTTAATTCGTGGTATTTTACATCAAGGTCAGTCTGTAGATGGCTTACAAATCTTATCGGATATAGAGCTGGTGATAAACATGTACCAACTGAAATTTTATCAGGTTCTTATGATGAAATGAGAATGTTTTTATCGGGACTTAGTTTAGACGGCTATAGAGCAAGACCGGATAAAGGTACAGATGCTACATACATTTATTTTGGTAAATCTAAACAGTTAGCTTTAGGTGGTTTTAGTTTACTTAAAGCTATTGGATATAATCCAAGACTTACTAGTAAAAAAGTTATTGGATATGACTATATAGCTCACGGAGTTTCTGCTAAAGGTGTTGATTTTTGTATAGAGCAAAGAAAAAACACTGAAGATAGTTTAGCTGTTGAGTTTATTAAAATACCTGAAGAAGTTTTAAATGGAAAACTTCTATGTAAAGATCCTAATTATTCTACTCATAGAAATTGGCGGCAAAGAAATAATACAATATGTAAAGAAAGTCACTACATAAATAATTTTAATAATTATTATGATAAAAATTTTATATACTATAAAATAACAGAAATCACTAATACGGCTAATGAAATTTATGATATAGAGGTTAAAGATAGTCATGACTATCTTATTGATGGTGTTGTGTCACATAACACTGTTAATATACCAGCAGATTATCCTTTTGATGACTTTAAAACAGTATATGATCAAGCGTGGGTAGGTAAACTCAAAGGTGTAGCTACCTATAGACCTAACGATACACTAGGCTCAGTTTTAAGTGTAGGTGTAGAAGTTAAAGAAGAAGTTAAAGTAAAGGTAGAAACTGATACCACTACTACGACAGTAACTACTATCGTTAAAGAAGAAGATCCTTTCAATACTTTTATTATTAAAAGACCAAATGGTACTTTAAGTTCTAGAACTAAGAAGGTTGAATACCTCTCGTCTTCTTTTGTTAAGGATGATTTCTACGTAGGTGTGTCTTTTCTAAATGATATTAAGAGACCTATTGAAGTATTCTTTACAGTGTGTCCAGATGGTGTATCACAAGAATGGTTAGACTCATACGCTATTAACTTATCGCTACTTGCTCGGGGTGGATTAGATCTTTTCTGTAAAGCTTTAAGAGCTGATCGAAGGATTAAGTCTGACAAAGGGCAAATCCGTTATGGATGGTATACTAAGTCAGATGGTAGTAAAGTTCCACGTTACCATACCAGTGAGGTAGCTTGTATGGCTTATGCTATTCAAGAGTTACTCGTAGAGGAAAACATTATTACAGAGCAAGGTTTTCCTATTTATAGTGAAGATGCAAAAGAAGTACATAAATCAACTCAGGTAAGTACAATTCAATCAGGGTTTATTCCTGGTAAACTATGCACAGAGTGTGGTGCTAACGCGGTAATAAAAAAAGATGGATGTACATACTGTACTAATTGTCATGCTCTGGGAGAGTGTGGTTAATTAACATAAGAACCACAACAACCTATTAATACTAGGTTGTTGTGGAAATTCTTTTAATCACATATATAGTTATTGTAAACAATCACTGTTTGTATTACATCTGTTGTAGGTGTAAGCAGTTGTTGTTAATTAGGAGTTTAGTATGAATACGAATAAAAATGATAATAAAAATTTCTCTAATCAAGATTATTTCCTTAAGGAGTCTAATCTAAATTTAAGCTTTCCTAAAAAAGAAGAAATATCGGAATTTAAAAATAAAATTTTAAATAAAAATCAAAACACTGAATTAAACAAAAGAATACATGTGATAACAACACGTGTGACAAGTAATAATTTAAGTGGATATTTGTTGTTAGCTGACGACATACAAGAAAAAGAAAAAAAGGATAAAACAGTCATTGCTTTTGTTATTATGGTTCTTGTTGCTATATTTATACCGCTTCTACCTTTAGTGGTTGAAGTCTTTAAAGACTTAGATTTTTGGTATAATTTCATCCTCATTAATTAAAAAGGATTAAGTATGAGTAATGGTGGAAAGGGTAGTAAGTCAAGACCACTAAGCGTGAGTCGTGAAGAGTATAAGTCTAATTGGGATAGAATCTTCTCTAAGAAAGAAGAAGAACCACAAGAGCTTGAACTTAAAGTTTTAACAACAGAGCAATTGTCTGAACTTAACAGAAGTTATCAAAACAAGAGGTTAAAATGTTTATAACTAAAAAAGCATTAGAGTTAACAAAGTCATTAGATGACTCTATGAATAGCGACAATATAAAAAGATATATTATCGCGTTAGAAAATGCTCTTTTAGAAGTAATTTCTAGCGAAGAAAATGAATTAAGATATGGTGGACAAGTTTACACCAACGCAGAGTCATATCGTAAAATTATGGAGTTAGGACCTAAAACAGATTAAACTTAAAAGGAGAATAAAGTCATGCAAAAGCCACTAGGAGCCGGTGATATTTGTATTGTAATTGAAGGATTAGGTGGTAAATCTAGTCCTAACATTGGTAAACTTGTCACTATAGATAAGAGAGTTTATGGTGAATTTGGGATGGACCATCGTAAATATGGTGCTATATTTTCTTGTATCGGTAAAGACTTAAGTGTGCTGAAAGATAACGGAACGTATGAGCTTACATCTAAATGCGATATCCCAGGTATCTGGCTTAAACGCATAGATCCAAAAGAGCTTTCTAAAGAGACGACTAAAATCTTAGAAGTTCAAGAATAGTTTTTTTACTATAAATGCCATTAGGTGAGTGAAAGATATACTTGCCTAATGGTTTTTAAATATATTCACTATAAAGGAGTTTCTAATGAATAACGATGTATTTGAACCAACTAATGCAGAGATATCTGTAGAGTGTGCTAGAGATGTCGAATATCTTCGCACTCGTCAGCGTCATACACAGAAACTTGAAGACGAACTCATTGCACTTCATAAAGCAGGTAAACCACCTAACATGAATGAATATGGATGTACTAAAGAAACAGGTGAAGCACTAATGAAAGAAGCAATTAGTCTTTTAAATAAAAAGCATTAATTGACAAAGTGAAGTAAGTTTTAGGCTTTAACTAACAAGGGGGTAATTCATGCTCAATATTGAAATCTCAGGTCCAGACAAATCTGGTAAAGGTCACGCTATTGCTCTGATTGCTAAGAAGCTCAGAGAACTAGGTCTTAATGTAGTTGTGCAATCTGAAGAGACTCACAATGCAGTTAAGATGGAAAAGACACAAGAAGAACTTGTAGAGCGTCTTAAAGATATCGAATTTAGAGTAATGGAACTTCAAACTGGGTTTTAGAAAGTAACCTATATTGGGAGTCTAGCATAATTGGATGTACTGAGAAAAGGAAAAGTAGGATGTTAGCTCAGTTGGTTAGAGCAGGGTACTTAGGAATGGGTCATTAACGAAAAATGAGTTGGTAGTCTAACGGCATAACAATTCAATCGAAAGACGTTAATAGTATTTCCGTAAATTCGGTGAACTCTAAGTTAGTATACAATACTAATATGACAATGCCGAGCCAAGCCTAATATTAGGAAGGTGTAGAGACTAGAGACGGAATACCTAAAATATAGAAATATATCATGGTGATAGTATAGTCCAGACCACAAACATATAAAATAAGGTAGTGAAAACTATAGTGGTAAGCATAATGCCTTGGTCACTGGTTCAAGTCCAGTACATCCTACTTTTCCTTTTTAGAAATAAAGTTAATTGCATATATACTATATGTACCATAAGAGTGTTCATTTTACGCGTGAAGCTTAACTGGATAAGCAGCGGATTTCTACTCCGTAGTTAGTGCAAGTTCGAATCTTGTCACGCGTAAAATGAACATTTATAGTTTTCAGGTAGATCTTCTAGATATGTAATCATCGTTCTTCAGTTGTCTCCCTACGCTGGCATCGTACAGCACTTCATATATCTATTCACTTTAAGTGGACTACCTCTTTTACACCAACCCACACATAGAAAGCTCACCACTTTCTATGTGTGTTCTTTTTCATTTCTCACAAAGGATCATATGTCAAACTTAATAAAAACAAACCTAAACACAAAACTAAACACAAAACCAATAGTTGATAATAATATATCTGTTAAACCAACTTATGATTTTAACGAGACATCATTACAAATTGCAAAAGTGATGGCGTTAAAAGGAACTGATAAACAAAAAGAAGAAGCTCGTAGCTTCTTTAAAGAGTTCTTAACTAAAGTTTGAAATAATTTATCCAAGGAGTTTTAATATGGCAAAAGCATTCATTGCTTCAGTGCGTTCTTGCGATTTCGTGCTGTTTCAGTATATCGACTTAGATACGGATGCGGTTACCTTTTGTGAAGATCTCTCACCCGATAAGCAAGTTGACATTTTCACCATGGAGTCAGACTGTACAACGTACTGTCTTACAACTAAAGGAGATAAACTACTCCTAGGTAAATTCAAGTATATCGATAAAATTAACTACAAACAAAACATCAATACACAAGTGATCTCTTTTGAGTTTGATATCAAGTTTTTAGAAAAACACAAGAATGTAACGATGCTAGATGTTACATTTGCAACCAATGACTTTCTTAAAGCTGAGTGTCGTCTGGTTGAATTGCTACTGAGTATGTATCCAACCATTTTCATGCTCAGCAATAAACAATAACTTTCTAATCGTGAAAATTTTAAAAATATTGTAACACCTAATGTGGCTGCTTAACAACTAAAGGTAATTTAAAAAATGTCTAATATAGTCCTATATCACGGCGGTGGGTGTAATGATGGTATGTGTTCAGCATACCTTATGTATTTGTTTTTCAAAGAAAGAAAAGAACCTGTAGAATTTATTGCTGTTAATTATAATGAAGCTATACCAGATGTCACCGGTAAACATGTGTACATTGTAGACTTCTCGTATTCGCCTGATGTGTTAGAAGAAGCTCGTACTAAAGCTTTGTCTATTGTGATGTTAGATCACCATCTAACCGCAGCACAACAGTGGGGTGGTTATTATAATTTATATTATTTTCAACCAACTGATACCAAATGTCATTTAACTATTAAAATTGCTGAAGACAAATCAGGAGCTGGACTTACATACGACTTTGTTTTGGCATGTTCACGGATAGATTCTATTCATAATGTTTTTGACAATCCTGATGATGATAGGCTTTTTCGTGTTGTTAATTCCGTACAAGACAGAGATCTTTGGAAGTTTGCTCTTAAAGATACTCCCGTTATACACGAAGCTTTGTCTTTTCTACCTAAGACGATTGAGGCTTGGCATCACTTCATCTCAGAATCTTCTATATCAGAATTTAATGATAAACTAGCAGAAGCTCAAGCTTTTCTTAAACTTAAAGAACATTTAGCACAAACCTATGCTAAGTTGTTTCAGTTAATCAAGTTCCAAGGATATGAAATTCCTGTTGTGAACTGTCCATCTAACTTTGCTAGTAGAGTTGGTGAGATTTTAGCCGAGCAGTATCCATTTGCTCTAATGTATTGTTTAAGCACAACTAAGGTATATTGTTCACTCAGAAGTAACACTAAGTCAGAGGTAGATGTGTCCGCTATTGCTAAGGTATTTAAAGGCGGTGGGCATTTTCATGCCGCAGGCTTTGGTCTTATACCAGAGCAACTTCCTATTTTGTTTAAAGGAGAACTATGATAGAAGAACCACTAAAAATTATCTCTCTGTTTAATGGGAAAGAAACAGAGAATAAACCTAAGTTTGCCAGGATGTTTGAAGATCAGTCTAAAATAGATGCTTGTGCTCTATTAATTGAACCTGATAAAATGCAAAGGTATAAATCTTTCTTAACCAAGTATCCGGGACTTAAATATATTAAATCTCATGTAGAGTTTCTTCCACTTAAGGGTTTAAAGCTATGAATGTGAATTGGAAACCTGACTACTCTGTAACACCACAGAGAATAGTTTGTGCTGCTTGTCAGCACAAAGATGGCGCTATTGTCATTGGTATACGTCATTTTGACGGTATTATGTCTGACACCATTATTCTAAGGAGAGAAATAGACCCATATGAGAATTGGGATGGTTGTGATCAAGGCTTTGTAGATCAATTTGGTAATTTTTTAACGAGGCGTGAGTCTTGGATCATTGCTGTTAAAGCCAATCAAATATATCGTTTAGTTGGTAACCAGACTAAAGATAGTAAAACAAGAGAAGATGTTGAACTTTTTAGTGAAAATTTATACTAAATCTATTATTTAAGATTTTAGTTTGTATATCCTAAGGCATACCTATTAGAAGAAACACCGTCTACTGACTAAACATCAGTAGACGGTGTTTCTTCTTCTTATTTTTTATTTTTTACAAATTCGGCTATTTGTAAATCCATACTATCTACATGTTGTAAAAATATAGAATCTAATTCTTTAACTATATAACACTCCAGTATATGATTATATTTTTCACAATTAACAGTTAGAGACATTATAGTTTCTAACTTTTTTAATAAAGATAAATGTTTTTCTTTATGATAAAGAAAATAAGGATATTCTATACTGAGCATATAAGTTTCTTCAGATAAAAAATGTTCTTTAAGTTTTGTTTTATATAATTCTAATAACCCTGTTACATCAGAAGAATTTCTGATACCTTTCTCTATTTCTGATGTTATTTTAAATAATTCTATATGTTCTTTATCTATATTTTCTATTCCTGTTTTGTAGTGTGTTAATTTATCATTAGACATAATAGGCTTCTTTTAAAATTAATTGTAAAGTTGTAAATATGCTTGTTCAATAGTTAAATCTAGTTTATATTTTAAAAGCATATTAGCTGCATTGTGAATAGATATACCGTTACAAGCTATTTGAACTTTATAAGCTCTCACCTCTGCTTCTAGTCTAAATTTCTTCGAGAGAAAATACCGAGCTAACCAAAACAAAGATAGAAAACCTTGTTCATTGTAGTGAACCATCTCGTGACTAATCAGACCAGTATTACCAATCATAGACGGTCTAATAAAGATAAAAGGCCAACACGTGAAAGCAGCAAAATCCCTAGGTAACCTATTTGTTTTAACCAGCATAATAGACTCCTTTTAATATGGCTTCAATACATTATTTATTTTTTTAATAGATAAATTGAGTTTAAAAGGGGAACACACGATGGCTAAGTACTATGCTGGAGTTGGTAGTAGAGAAACACCTATTGACATTTTAGAGTTAATGACAAGTATTGCTAAACGTTATGAGGAAAGGGGATTTACACTTAGATCAGGTGGCGCTTATGGTGCTGATAAAGCTTTTGCTGACGGGTGTAGTAATAAGGAAATCTTTGTACCGTGGTCTGGGTACAATGACATACCGTTAAAGTATATCATACCAGATGAAGCTTATGTTGTAGCAGCTAAACACCATCCATTGTGGTTTAAGCTGCCACAAGGTGCTAAGAAAATGATGGCTCGAAACGTGATGCAGGTACTAGGTCCAAACCTAGATGAACCTTCTTCTTTAGTAGTGTGTTGGACAAGAGACGGTTGTACAACAACTGCTGAGCGTAGTTGGAAAACAGGTGGCACAGGACAAGCTATATCTATCGCTAACACCTACAACATACCTGTGTACAATTTGGCTAGAGAAGACCACCATAAGAAATACTTAGAAATGCTTCGAGATTAATCTTAGTTAAGATTCACTACGTTCATCTTGTTCTCAAGAATTAGTGAACGTAATTCTAAGATACAGCTTGCTGTATCGGAGATTCTTTCAGTTAAGATTCACTACGTTCATCTTTTACTCGATAGCTGTTACACCTAGTTAAGTTGCCTTGGAAATAATCTCGGTTACATATATATTACATGTAAACAAGCATTGCTTTATTCATAGTTATAACAACTGTGGGTAGTGTTTGTTAATAGGAGATTATTATGAGCGCTAAAATGTCAAACTACGAAGTGATGATGCAAGCTATGCGGATAGAGCAAGGACTTGCCTCATTCTCACAAGTTGCTGACGTCATTTTGGATAGTATCAAACCCAAGTGGATGGGGTCATACCTTGCGGGTATGATGGTCCAAGGTAACTGGCCGGTAGATGCAACACACGGAGTATGTGTGGTCACCAATCACCGGTCATTCGGTAATATTGAAAATCAACAGCGTTACTTCTTTTCCTCAAAAGAAGAAATGGATGGTTGGCTTAGAGAGTTGAATTACGACTGCGATATTGCCGTTGCGGTTCATAAGTTCTATTGGGATTTAGGTCCCAATAAGGACGGCATAGACTACTTAAACTAAAGGTGTTTAGGTAGTCGTAAGAAATTAGCTTAACAGCTTTTTTCTTTTAATAAGGGCGACATTTGACAAAAATGGGGAAATTTTCATGAATGCTAAACAAAGAAAAAGTAATAGAGCAAATGCTTATATGTTAAAATCCATTAGCCGTAAGAAAGAACTCTCTATAGTTGTTTGTGAAAACTGTGGAGAGTTTGGTGGTCACTGGGTTTCTATAAGAGGAACTAGTATATTTAGTATGATTCATGGTTTAGATGATCAAGAAGGTTTTTGGACTTGTTCTAAGTTATATCGTGAAGACGGCAGAAGATTATCTGGGGGTTTAAATGCTAAGATTAAACAGACTAACGACACCTGAGCTATTGAATCATTTAGATTCTATCAAATACCACAGTCCTATCATCTTAGAACTGTGTAAAAGACTCGAAGATGTAGAAGATAAGATAAATCTATTAACAGATAAAGTAGAGTGCCCTGTTTGCCAAGCTAAACTTCTAGCAGACAAAGATGTCATGAATGGTTTCTATACTCTTAAAATAGACAAAGACACTTAATTCTAACTCATCTCAATACCCTTTCTTTGGGTATTGAGATGAGACTTAAATCCCTATACCACTAACGATTTTTTCTATTATTTGATTTAAATTTAAAAAGGATTTTACAAATGGGAAATAACATAGAACCACCAAACAGCGATGAACTAATAGTTAGACATGCCTTTTATTCTAAGGTTAGTTCAGAATTATCAGCTAACAGTAAAGATATAAATAATCTTGGTAATAATCTTAGAACTTTTGTATCTGACTTTGAAACTATAAAAGATGAAGTTAAAGCCACTGAAACTAGAAATAAAACAATTATAGCGGTTGCAGCTTTAATATGGACAGTTTTAGGTGGATCTATAGGAATGTATATACAAAAAGGTTTTTCTAGTAATGAATTACATGAACAAAAAATACTTGCTCTAGAGAACACCATAGAAAAACAAAAAATAGATTACGAAAACTATAAAGCTAATACTAAAAGGGATTTTTCTGATATCATGAATATCATAAACAGTAAAAAATAAGGAATAATTATGGATATCTATTTTTCTTATATTTTTATATTTATTTATTTTTCATTTACAACTATAGCTATTTATGTGTATATACACTACATGTATAGTAAGGACAAAATTAATGAAAATTTTAAGTCTACTAACTTAAAATTAATAAATAAAAAGTTATTAACATCTAATAAATATAAAAAATATATTATTAAAAATAGAATTAAATTTCCTAAAGATCTTTATAAATATATAAAAAAACCTGATTCAGGGGAAATAGCTAATTTATTACTCACTATGCCTCCAAATATAAATAATACCACTGATAACGACATACAAGATATATATAGAGCTATCACTATCTCTTCTTTAATATTTAACGAAGAGATACCGTTATACTGTTATATTCTTGACGATAGAACAAAAGAACTTTATCATATGGTTATGCTTGATTTAAAACCTATCTATGTTATTATCTTAGATTTTTTCAATGAAAAGATAAAAGAAATAGTAAGTAATGATATAGAAAATTATAATTTTCAAGTAGAGACATATAATAAAGAATTAATTGTTGTTGGAACAGAAATTATAGAAGAAAGTAAAAATAATTCGTTCCCAAGTTTAGAATATTTTACAGATAAAATTAATAAGAAATATAATAAGTCATTTAATGATTATGAAGTTCAGTCTATAGCTACTGCTTTTTCAGCTATTTCTAATATAAAAATACCAGCTATTTATATAAATTTAAATATAATATCTTTGTCTTTAATAAATTTTACAATTTTTAAATTTAGGGGATTAAATGAAAAATAACAATATATCAAAAATTACTTTAGCTGATTTACCAATTATACCAGAAATTATATCAGTCCTCTTAATTGAACTCAATAAAGAAGAACCAGATAGTAAGATAATATCACAACTTATTACTAAAGATGCCTTTATAACAACTAAGCTTATATCTTTAGCTAATTCTTCTTATTTTAATTTATTTAGAAAAATAGATAACGTTGATGATGTTTTAAAGTATATTGGTTTTAAAAAAATAACTAATATTATTTTACTTATAGGATTATCTAAAACCATTAAAAATATTAAAGGTTTAGATATGTACACGTTATGGCGTTTTAATTTAAACACAAGTAAAATATGTGAACACATTGCTTCACTTTATAAACACAATATGACTACAGCCCTAACGGTTGGCCTTCTTCACGGAATAGGTGAATTTATATTGTATTTAAAAATGAATAAAGAATTAATAGAACTTGATAACCATTTTAATTTCTTAGATTTAAATAGAGTTGAAGTAGAAAGTGATAAACTAAAAATTAACTATTTAGAGGTAACTACTTGCTTTTTAGAAAAAAATAATTTTTCTAAAGTTATTTTAAACCCACTTAAAGAACAAATGATAATATATAACAATAGTCTTGAATATAAAGATATAAGTGATATGGGTTTAATACTACATCTAGCTATATGGATATCTAAAATAAAGACTAAGGATCAAAAAACTAACCTGTATGAATTAGATTATCCTAAAAAAATTATTTCACATTTAGGTTTAGAAGAGTGTGATGTACTAGTTCATGATGACTCTTTTTGGGTTACTAAAGATGAAGTGATGATGCTAGTAAACTAAATTAAGAGACTCACCAACAGCCTTAAACAGCTGTTGGTGAGTCTCTTTATCTAAGATTTAGCTAAAACCCCGGCCTTTAATTCGTTTCACTCATTGCTCTTCGAGTAGGCCGGGGATACAGCGTAAATACTATGGTTATACAACCAGGCTTCCAGAACTTAATGAAAGGGTTACAACATGGAACAGTCTCCTAAAAAGCCCTTTGTTAAGGGTTACAAATACCGCATCTACCCAACAGACGAACAAAAGCACTTCTTAGCTAAAACCTTCGGTGCTTGTCGCTTCCTCTATAACAAAGTCCTGGCAGACACCCAAAGGGAACATCAAGCCTACGTTTTTGCCAAAGAAAATGGCACACTCACTGATACCATCAAAGAGCCTAACCTCTCTTCTAACGCCCTAGCCTACAGAGTATCCACACACCGTAATAACCCAGAGACTGCTTGGCTACAAGAGACATCCTCTGTGGCCTTGCAGCAAGCTCTTATACACTTAGGAGGTGCTTATGAGCGCTACTTCAAGTCACTCAAGAGTGTGCGTAAAGGCCGCTTCTCTAAGCCAACCTTCAAGAAGAAAGTAGAGCGCCAGTCGTTCAACCTGATGGGAAATGGCTTTCGCCTTAAAGACCACCAACTCTATATCGCTAAGCTAGACACTCCCCTTAAAGTCATTTGGTCCAGAGAGTTGCCAAGCTACCCCACTTCTCTGGCTATCTCCAAGACACCCTCAGGGGAGTACTACGTCTCCTTCACCTGTGAGTACACTCCTCAAAAGACTGCCGGTGAGACCAACGTAGGCATCGACCTAGGCATCAAAACCTATGCAACTCTCTCTACAGGTGACAAACTAGAGAACCCACGGTGGCTTCAAAACCACCTTAAATCCCTTAAGCGTCACCAGCAATCCCTCTCAAGGAAAACCAAAGGAAGTAAGAACCGCACTAAATCTAGAATCAAAGTAGCCAAGCTACACCAAAAGGTCACCAACGCCCGTCATGACTGGCAACACAAGGCAACTCGTACACTGGTTAACAATAGCCACGTAATCGGTGTAGAAGCCCTAGCTGTCGCCAACATGATACGTAACCGCAAGCTCAGTAAAGCTATACAAGACGCAGCCTGGTCTTCGTTCTTTCAGAAGCTTCAGTACAAGGTGGTGGAATCCCAACATGCTACCCTCATCTATATGAGCACCTTCTACCCAAGCAGCCATATCTGTTCACTAACAGGTAAGCAGCTTGAGAGGAAGCTCTTACTAGACGAGCGCACTTGGGACTGTCCGTTCTGTGGCAACACACACGACAGAGACCTTAACGCAGCAGCTAACATCGAGAATAAGGCTATGGAGCTCTATGCTACACTGCCCGTCTCGAAGTCACACCACGGTGAAGTAGCCGTCGTAGCTGGCTAATCTAACAACACCTGAGAGGGCACTCAGGTTCAGACCATGGAGAGTTCTTCACCTCTACTATCAGGCAACTGGTAGCATGTACCTCTTTGAAGTGGTAACCCCTAATGGTAACCTTAGGAATCCCCGGCCTTCAGGCCGGGGAGGATGTCAAGTTACTCAGTCATATAGGCTAAAACAGCATCTAATGTATCAATACTGGCACTGAAAAAGAACTTGTTTTCAGCTGATATGTAGTATTCCTTCTTCTTTAGCTGTTGATTTACCTCGGCTATTGAATCATCCGTAAGCAGCGCTATAACGGAGATGGTGTCACCATCAACGTCAGAACCAAGACCACCATAATGACTTGTATGGACTGCAGTTGTATTGAAGAAATCAGAGTCTCTAATAGGGAATGAGTAAGCTAAACTGCCAGTAGGAGTCCAGTCACTTCCAAGCTCCTCTAAAGACTCATACTTGTTAGTTGTTTTAAGCTTCATCATACTTGGGTAAATACTACCATATCCAGTAATAGGGTATCGAGTAATAAGTCCAGGAATCTTACCACTTAAATGATAGATAGAAATATACAAGAACTCTGCCATTGTGATAGGAGAAACACGCTCTTTACTATAACCTTCTGGCAACTCATCGATATCTTGCATAAACCTAAAGTACTTCTCATCCTTATAGATCAAACCAAGGTAGTGTTTACCTTTATTAAGAACAATAGGGGTATGGCGAATATCGAGGTTACCAAAGTTTGCTAATACCTTCTCCAAGCCATCAGAACTCGTCCAGAGGTCATAATCTTTCTGGATGTGTGTATTGAGTACCTCTTCCTTCTTTAACGTCTTAGCGTTCGTTAAAATAGCAAAGGTGGTATTCTCAATAAAAATGTCTTTGATGTACCTACTCTTAATCTCGTACAAAGACTTAGGAACAATAGCTCTTAAGAATTGGTGCAGTCCAACATAGCACTCATTGTACCCAAGTCTATTAGGATCGTTGATGTTATTGACTTTCTCAATACTGCCTGAGAGAACATTACGAGTAGAATTGAAGACTTTACGAGAAAGCCACTTACTAAGAATAAGTTTATGCTTGCCTTCTAGTAGAGACTTAATATACTCAAATAAGTCTAAAGTTATGTTTTGTAGACCTTTACGGATATTGTCATACACTTCTGGTGTTTTACGAGCGAGTTGTTTATCAATTAGAGAGGTTTGAAAGAGAAGTTTTCTATAGAAGGTGTTAACTTCATCTTCTTGGGGTTTGCCTGAAGCATCAATAGTATAGTCTCTGATACCTGCTGGAAGAACTAGCATATACTTTAAGATGTACTTATTTTCTTTGATGGCTTTTTTGTAAAGCTGAATAAGGAAAGATCTCTGTTCAGACTGTGTTTCTTCAAAGACGAGTTCATGTGCATGTTTAAAGAAGAAAGAGTAACCAGTATCGGCACCTTCTTCATTAGACTTAATGAAAGCCTTTGTTTTATCATCCCATAGTGCTAGAGTGGTGCCTTGTGCTATATCTTTGTAGAAAGACTTTAAACTAACAATAGTATCATAAATAAGAGGGTGGATTAACTCTACTTTTAAGTCTATATAAGCAAAAGCAGTCCCACGGTATGAGGTACCTACGGTACCCCAAATACGGTTAGAAAATAGTCCATCTGGCGCAAAGTTACCAGACTGATCAAAGATCTGAACGTCTGAGACTTGTTGAAGTTTTTGAATACTGTTATCATCTACATAAAGTAATTCTATATTGACAGGCAGTTTTTGTAATGTGGTTAAGTCCAAGGGATTCTCCTTTAAAGGTATTCACACCATTTTAAGAAGTGTGAAAAAGAAAAAGATTTGTTGGAGACATGCTGTGAGTGTGTATTTCCTTAAGGAGTTTAATATGGTCGATAAGAAAAAAACTAAGAGCAGCAAAGTCGGAGATGATATGGATTTTGGTGATCTAGAGGACATGGGTCTAGATGAAGATATGGAGTTTGGTGATGAAGCTGGATTAGATAGTGGAGGTAGAAAACCATCGGCAACAGACGTAGCTAAGGATTTAAGTAAAGAAGCTAGTAAGGGTTTCTTTGATTCTGTTTTAAAGGAAACTGCTAAAAAGTCCCTTCCTGAGGCATATATTTCCAACTATTCAGAGCTTTCTGACTATGCTGATTTTACTAAAGAGACTTTTGATAGAAGTAAAAATAAATTAAATAAGAGTCTATATAGAGCTGGTAAAGAAGTTAAGAAAATACTTCCATTTCACTTTAAAGCTTTAGATAGTTATTTAGAAAAGTATGAATCTGACTTTGAGACGTTTAAACAACAGACTCAAGAGCAGATGCAAGATGCTAGTACTAGTAGTGCTATCAGTAGTATCTTTGATAAACAACTAGAAGTACAAAAAGCTCTAGTAGCTAAGAGTGACTCTGAAGACAATGTTCGTCATAAAGAGACAATAGCAATTAATAAAGTTAATTTAGATACTTTAACGAGTATAGATAACAACGTTGCTAATCAGACTGCTTTTACTTTACAAATTAGTAAAGAGTACTTTAAGAAATCTTTGGAATTACAGTTTAAGAGCTACTATATCCAGGCTGATCAATTAAAGACAATGAGAGACTATTATAAGGGTTTCTCTATTCAATTTGATAGTATTGCTAAGAATACGAGTCTTCCTGAATTTGTTAAATTAAAGAACACAGAGAGATTGCAAGAAATTATGCGTACTCAGATGGTTGAGAGTACATATAAGACAATGTTTAGTAACTCTAAGTATATTGAAGGTGTGAAGAAGAAAGTGGGTCAGTTAGTTGACGAGAAGATTGGTAGTATAACTGATATTATTGACAATGTGACTGGTCAATTGGAGATGATGAACTCTGCTGGTGAAATGGGTGGTGGTGGAGGTAGTATACTTGCTAGCGCTTTGAGTGGTATGTTAGGAAGCACTTTAGGTGAGAAAGTTGCTGGTAAAATCTCACCTAAGATTATGGATAAAATAAAGGATAATAAGACCATTAATGCTGGTGGTAACTTTTTATCTACATTAAGTACATCACCTAGTACTTTATTTGGAGATTTAAGAGACAGAGCTGCTAAGAAGACTGAGGAGATGGAAGGTAAAGACACACCTACTGGATGGCTTGGTAGTAAACTCTTTGGTGGGTTGACACAGATCTTAGGAGCTACTACTCCTGATAAAATAAATACTGAAGTTAAAGGACAGAGTATATTAACTCATGGTCAACCTGCTATCTTTGACAATAAGGTGCATAGAAGTATCACTGAGATTATTCCGATGTACCTCTCTAAGATTCTAAAAGAAAATAGTGATGTTAATAAGTTACAGCAACTTATCTTTAATGACTCTAGAAGAAACTTAGAAAAAATTGATGATCGAGCTAAAAAATATGAAAGAAGAAAAAATGGTAAGACCACAATAGTAGAAGAGAAGAAATCAGAGTTACCTCAGTTTAATGCTAGTGAAGAAATGCATTATGATTATGAAAATAGAACTTTTGTTAATAAAGCTGACTTAATAACAAATGTACAAAAGTCTGTATTTAAAGGTCGTGGTAGAGATACTAAAGCTAAAAGAGTAGGCTCCACTATTTTAAGTAGAAGTTCAAATGAGCTTGATAAAGTTGATAAAAGTCAAATGAGTAAAGATGAAAAAGCAAAAGCTAATATAGAGATAAAACTTCTTAAAAATAAAGAGACTCAAGCTTTACTAGAAGATTACTTAAGTAAAGCTAGTGATCAATCAGATATTAATTTTGATTATACCACACTAATTGAAAATCATGAAAAAGCAACTGGAAGTTTAAAAGAAATTTTAGATAGAAGTCCGGAGTTAGTTCATATTCTTGGTCTTATTAAAAAGTCAAAAGTAGATAAAGTAGATAAAACATTAGATTCATCAATGAAAGACGTTAAAGAAGATTATCCTATTACTGCAGTTAAAGAATTATTTAAAGCAGTTTCTATGATAGCTGGTAGAAAAATCTATAATTCTATTAAGGACTCAAATGCTTTAATAGTTGCAAAAGCTTTGACAGTATATATAACACAAGGTTGTAATAATAGTGGTGGTGAAGATATACTCCCTACCACATTAGGTAACGGTAAGTGTTTTTGTCGCCTTACTAAAGAAGATGTATTAAAGGTACAAGATAATATTAAAGTACTTATTTCTGACGTTAAATTAATTAATGATAGTGGTGATCTACTATTACAATCATCTTTATTAGGTTACATTACTTTAGTTAATAAAAGTTTAAAAGATAATATTAATATTGACCCAAGTGTGTTTCAAACTTTACATGAATATAATCCAATGTTTGTAAAAAAGGGACAACTAAGTACTGAGAACTTTGTAGAAGGAATACTTGGTAATTTTAAAGATCCAGACTATATAGACTCAGACGACTTAAGATCTTTAACTAGAACTAAGAAGAATGAAAATGATCAAATTAGAAATAGAATAACACAAGATACCATCCCCAGTGGGATGGATAATTTCTTTAATGGTGTTAAAAAACGTCAAGATAAATTTAAAGCTGATTTAGCTGCTGCCGGAACTAACCCTAAAGCTTTATTTGGTGTGCTAACTAACACACTTAAAGAAGCTAAAGATGGCATAGAATCTGTAGCAAAATCAGCTTACACTAAGAGCACACAAAAACTATCTGAACTATCAAAGCTTGTAGATGACATCACACAAAAAGGTGCTAACAAAGCTCTTCCTGTAGTCATAGGTAAACTCAGTGACATTTCTAGAGATCTTAAAGCTAGAATAGACGGTGAGAATGAATCCAGAAGAAAACTCATCGATGCAGTCACTACGACACATGCTGCTGCAGCAGAGTCTTTAGATATAAGTAATTTAGATGGTAAGACTGAGAAAGAAATCAAAATGATTAATAGGGTAGCTGACGCCAAGATAATGGTGTTAAAGACTTTATTAAAAGACATAGATATAACACAAGTCAAACTTAATGGTTATGCTCCAGATGGAAATGTAACTATAGATACCACTGAGCTATTTTTAACTCTTAAAGGAAGTGTTAGCACTCTGGTTAAGAGAAGTAAAGACGCTTTAGAGAAATATTCTCAAGACACGATGGATGTAACTTAAACTAAAAACCCCTAGGCATCCATGTTTTGGATGCCTAGGGTTTAACTTAAAAGGAGTTTAATATGGGAATTTTTGACAATGCTCTTAGTAAAAGTAGAGAGTTGATAGGTGAATTTAAAGATCAGACAAACGCTTTCATTAACAAAAATAAAGACGAAGAAGCTATTGTATTTATCAAGTCTACTATATCGACTTTTGAGACAATGTTAAAAGCTATTGATACTTTTCTAAAGAAGAAAAATGTAGATGTAGGTAAAGCAGTTGAAACTGGTAAAGATGTTATTCATAAAGCAAGTAACGTAGCTAAGAATGTTGCTAAAGAAGCAGCTAATAGTAGTTTAGGTCAGAAACTTAAAAGTAAAGGTGAGGAAGCTTATTCTAAAGTTAAATCACTTTTTGCGAAAAGTGATAATAAGGATACAGCGCCACCTGATAGCAAACCAAGTTTTATTCAAAGAGCTATAACTGAAGGTAATAGAATACTTTCAGAAAATAAGCTTGATAGGTTTCGTAGTGATAATAAAGAAGAATCACCAATTAAACCAAAAGGAATATTTGCTACTCTTAAAGAAAAAGTTAAAGCAAGAGCAGCTAAAAAAGACACAGAGGTAGCTGAAGAAAAGAAAGCCGTTAAGGATGTAGTAGAAAAGAAAGAAGTTAATAAACCTAAGGGTGGTTTATTAGGTGGATTACTGTCAGGAGGTGTTGGCTTATTAGGAAAAGCTGCATCAGGTATACTTACTAAAGTTGTACCAACAGTAGCGTCCGGTATAGCGAAAGGCACCACAACAGCAGTAGGTGGGTTAGCTAAAGGTGCAGCTAAAACAGCTATAGAGACAGTTAAACCAAATAGTAAAAAACAAAGAAAAGCTGACAGAAAACTAAAAGTTAAAAAAGCTACTTTTGATAAAGCTAAAGAAAGAGATGATAAAAACGACAAAGAAGTAGCTGAGGAAAAGAAAGCAGTATTAGAACAAGCTGAAAAAGACAAAGCAAAAAAAGACGAAAATGCAAAAGGTGGATGGTTAAGTAAGATACTAGGAGCAGTTACATCTTTAGGTGGAATGCTTATGGGTGGCTTAGGAACTCTTGGTAAATTTGCTGTAGGTGGAATAGGTAAAGTTATTAAATTTGGAGCTGGTTTCCTATTTAAAGGGTTGACTAAAACTTTATTTTCAATTGTACCAAAGTTATCTGGTGGTATAGCTAAATCACTACAAGGTTTAGTTGGTAATGTCCTTAAAGGTGGGTGGGGGTTAGCTAAGACTGGTTTAAAAGCTGGTTTAAGGGCTGCTCTACCTTTTGCTGGTAAAGCTTTAGCTATGGCTGGTAAAGGTCTTGTCACAGCAGCAACAGCGATAGGACCAGTTGGTTGGGTTGTTCTTGGTGTAGGTGCAGCACTTTTTGGAGGTTATTTATTATATAAATACCTTAGTAAAAATGATGTAGCTGATGATTTTGCTGGTAAACTCACAAGACTACGTTTATTGATGTATGGTTTTAATGATACAAATAAAGAATATTACTCTAAGATCTTTGATGTAGAAATGCTACTTAAGGATTTCATTGAATACAAAGAAGGTAAACTTCTTATGAAACCTTTTGACAAAGAGTTTAAAGAAAAGATACTAGAGATCTTTAAAGTAGAGGCTTCAGAAAAAGAAAAGTTCGCTATATTACAGACTTGGTTTATTAAGAGAATGATACCTGCTTATAGAGCTTTTATGACAGCTTTTAAAGGTATCAATCCAGCTTTATACTTAGATGACTTAGATAAACTCAAAGATGGTGATATACCTATACTGTTATCTAAATTGAATATACCATTATCAATCTATGATATTAAACAAGCACCTACATTTGATACAACTAATACCAACATTGTAGTCAATAAACAAGAAATTGATAATTATATCTCTAACATACTAACATCAGCTAAGTCTAAAGAACCTAAAGTTAAACCTGTAACACAAGTTCAAACTAAACCTATAACCACACCTACCCCAATGGTAGTTAAATCACCAGAAAAAACTTATTCATCAGCCAGAGGTTCTGCTAATGTTGATAAACAATTAAATCAACCACAAGTTCAGACTAAAGACACAATAGCGCCTTCACACGCTGAAGGTGAAGAAAAACCAAAAGAAGAACCAACTAAATCAGATACAGTACAAACAAAAGTATCTGGTAAACTTAATGTTGCTACTGGTAAATTATCACCTGGCACAACGAGTATGGTTGGTATAACTAGAATAAATAAAGAAAAGATAATTAGCCTTGATCCTAATGTTAAAGAACTTTTCACAGGTATGGCTAAAGAGTACAATACGTTAACAGGTAAATCTATACCTGTTAGTGAAGCATTTAGATCATATAAAGACCAAGAAGCTTTATATAAATCAAAACCTAAAGGCCAAGCAGCTAAACCAGGGAACTCAACTCACGAGTATGGTTTAGCCCTTGATATAGATACACCATATGCTAACGAATTAGACAAACTAGGTCTACTTAGAAAATATGGTTTTACTAGACCTGTTCAAGGTGAAACATGGCATTTAGAACCAATAGGTGTTTCTTTAAATCCAGGTCTTGCTAAGAAGGATCCTAATTTTAGAAATACAGCAGTTGTGTCATCTATAGGTAGAGGTGGTGGTGGGTTTGGTGCTAAACCAAGTCAGATAAAAGGCCATCGTGATATAGGTTATCAGAATGCTATATTTAATCAAAAGTCTGATACCCCTGTTGATGTACAAAAAGCTTTAGCTGCAATTAAAGATACTTCTCTACCAACACCTAGTACTCCTGTTAAAATAACTGATAAAGTTGATAAACCAGAACAGACTACAACCACAGATAATAATAAGAGTAAAGTTGATGTAATAGAGAGTGTTGATCCTAAAGAGCAAGCTTTGGTTAAACCAACAAAAACTCCTATAGTTAAACCTGAAGTTAATACTAATATAGAAACAACACCTCCTGTTGTCACAGCTAATACAAATACTGACGTCGGTAAAGTAGCTGACTTAAAACCTGAACAAGCGATTGAGCAAGCAGCTAAACTAACAGGTGTAGATAAAGATACATTAATGGCTTTTGCTAAAATAGAATCTGGTCTAAATCCATCAGCTAAACCTAGCACTAGTAGGGCAGCAGGATTATTTCAAATTGTACCAAATACATGGAAAGGATTAATGTCTAAATATGGTGCTATGTATAACATACCGTCAGACGCTAAACCAGAAAATAGTTATTATAATGCAATTTTAGCAGCAGAATATGCTAAAGAAAATTTATCAAAACTTGGTAACTATAAAGAAGCTAAACTTGAAGAGTCTACAGCTATGTATTTAGCGCATCATTTTGGTGTTAGTGGTGCTAATAATATAATTAATCAGATTTTATCAGATCCAAATAAACCTATGGAACAAACGGTTTCTCCTAGTTCATTTAAAGCAAATAGACAAGAGCTTACAGGTCAAACAGCAGGATCTTATGCTAAAATGGTAGCTTTAAAAATAAATAAAGCTGGTAATACTAAATATCCATCTCAAGTATCTAAACCATCAGAGCAAACCTCAGTGTCTTCTATTAAAAATGATTCTGATACTAACTCTTTAACACAAGATACATCATATAACAATAAACCTATTAAAACAGATACTCCATCAGTAACTGATAACACTTTTGACCAGAAAACGTATTTAAAGCCCTCAGGTGACGTTTTAAATAAATTTAGTACAGATGCTACTCCACAGATAAATGATCGCGTTAGAAGGCCTTTAAATGCGTTTAATGACACCATAACAAAAACACTAGAAGAAATTAAGAAACCAAATCCTTCTATTAATTCAACATCATATAGTTCAATGACTAATAAAGTTGACAAAGCAGCATCACCTGTACAATCCACACCAGAGTTTAGTACAGGTAAAATGGAAGATATATTAACTGATCAATTAACTAACCTTACACAAATCGTATCTATTCTTACCAGTATAGATGGTAAGATTAATCTAGATAAACTTAAAGAAGCTATACCTTCACAATCTAACCAATTTGCTAAACCAGACTTAGTCAATATGGGACAATCTAAAAGTGCAGTTAATTTAACTAGAAGATCACTTACAGCTTAAAATATACCCCTCTAGAGCTAAACACTCTAGAGGGGTATATATTCTACTATAGCACCAATACTTTTAATAGCACATAAACATACAAAGCGTTTCTAATATTTCTGATCTGTCTATCAGCTATAGGTTCTTTGCAGAATTTATAGATTATTTTAACAAGCTTATCACCTTTTTCTTTAATATCGTTGATGCTTATATCTGTACCACGAGCATACAAGATATTACCAACTAAAGTGTTGATCATTTTCAAAACACTGGTATTCTTATGAATAAAGATTTTGTTATCTGTTAGGTAAGTTATGCTGTTGCTAAGCACATCTTTAAAGTAAGTCATAACTTCATCATGATTGCCTTTACTTTTATTCATATACTCTAAAGTCATCTCCAGAGTTTTCTCTAACTCAGTGTAAGAGACGCTTTCAATGATATCAATGGTAACATCAATATACTCTCTCTTTATAAAGATACTCTTATCTGTGACTATACCTTCGAGTTTAATATAGTAGCTCTCAGGCGTGCCTAATCTATCCATGATGACTTCTTTACCATCAACATCATTCATGACGTTTTTCTTACTGGTAATAATGTCATCGTTTTCCATCATATCGATAAAGTCACTATAGATGTTTTTCAGTGCATCTTTAGTCCTACCAAATAAATCAGTGATTGCGTTAGGAATAGCCGCATCATCAGTAAACTTAACTAGAAAACTAAGGTACTTACTCTTCAAGTACTCATCACTTCTGTACTGGCAATACTCGTTCCAGTTCTTTACTTTCTTGATCGTGTACTTGTTACTAAGCTTCTCTATCAATGTGATAGCCTTTTCTTCAGAAATAGGATATACAAAGTAGTTACTACTAATCAGTACAAGGGTTCTGTAGCTAAAATAGTTTAATATTTCTGTTGCATATTCTAGTCTTTTATCATCACTCAAATCTTTATTACTAAGAAAGCGATGCGCTATATAAAAACAAACTAAGTTAATGTCATCTCTAGCTATCTTAAAACTCTTATTGATACTAGTAATTTTCTCTATAGCGTCTACAACATCCGATGTCTCTATGTCGAATAGATTACTGTAGAATATGTTTTTGTCTTTAAATGTATAGGTAATTTTTGAAGAACCAATGAGTCTTGATCCAAACAGGTTTTTATGCTCTTCATCTCTAGTGATAAACTCTACATTGTTTCTAACTACTTTTTTGTAAAATGCTGTGTCAAACTTAAAATTTTTAAATAATGAATCAAAAACTTCTTTTGTCTTCACAGTTAATCCTTAATGTTGAGCTTGACTTTTATATAAGCGATAAAACTCTCTAAAGTGTAGAAGACGTTTGAATTCTTGTTAGGTAGGTTCATTAAGAACCACTCTTCCTTAGCTGTCTTAAAACCAGTATTGTGAATAAATACAGCGTCATTGGTTTTAATAGAGTTAAATGTATTAGCTGGGTCACTATTGATGTCCTCTGTAGACACAGCTTTAATATCAGATAGAGCTGGGTCTTCACTTTCAATAACTTCTACTTTATTAGATAAAGTTTTGTTAAGTGCATTAGCTACAATCTCCGCAACTGTACCTGTAACAGTAATAACTAGTTTTTCATCTACTTCAGGTTCTTGCTCACCAGTTTTTTCTGCTGGTTTACTATCACCTGTATCATTCTTCTTCTCTTCATATTTCTTTAGAACAAATGTAGCCATCTTAATCTCCTTAAAAGTATCTTCAAAGTATCCCATGTATTGGAAAAATAAGAAACCACATATATAATATTTGCCTACATCTATTGGCAGTATTTGCAAATACTCTTTTCTCTTTTCTTAACTTTTCTAAGGATAAAACCATGAACAAAAATGTAACTCTATACTGTGCAGGTGGCACTGGTATTAATATTGGTAAAATGATCAATGACCTTGATGTAACAGTCAACTATATCGATTCATCTATTTCTAACATGAAAGACATTGACCCTAAGAATGTATTTCTTATCGAAGGGTTAGATGGTGCTGGTAAACACCGTGCTACTGCACATGATAAGTTTAAACATTTGGCTGAAGATGTTCTTATTCGCATGAAACCTTCACAGACTTTGAACATTGTTATCTCATCACTGAGTGGTGGCAGTGGTTCCATTTTGGGACCATCCGTAGCAAGACAACTTGTTTTAGGTGGGTATAATACCATTGTAATAGGAATTGACTCTAGAAGTTCTGTAATTGAAATTGATAATAGTATCAAAACACTTAAAACATACAAAGCTATTTCTGATAATACAGGTAAAGCTATTGCGATGATGTACATCGAGAACACTAGTCGCAAGGAAGCAGATAAACGAGCTATCTGGGCTATCAGTCTCTTTACTCTTTTGACAGATAAAAATAACACATCAGAGATGGATACATCAGACATCTCTAGCTTTATTAACTTTAACCGTGTTACTGATAATGCTCCTTCTGTCTCTATGATTGAGTTCAATGAAAACACAGCTATTGTTCCAGAGAAGAACACTAACAACGTGGCTACTATCCTTGTTACTAAAGACCAAAACTCTAGTATTAAACCAGTTATTCCTGAATACCTGTCTACTTGTATTGTAACTGACCCTAACTATAATAATGCTGATATTCGTATCGATAGCTCTTTAGGTAAACTTAGTATTATTGTAGAAGGTTTGGAGAAAATTATGAAAGAATCTCAAGATCAGAAAAAGGTAAATAAGTTTCAAGATCTAGAAGTCAAAGGTGCTACTGAAGACGGCATCATACTCTAACCAAATATAACAACAAGAAGCCTTAAATAGCTTCTTGTTGTTATAGATTTTTAAGTTTGTAGAGTTGCTCTAATATATTTTTTTCTTCTTCATAGCTAAATAAGCCTTCTATATTATTATCCCTTTCAAAACGTAAAGCAAGACGCTTCCAGTCGTTAATGAAATGGGAATTCATGTTCTTAGAGTGAGGAGATACCTCATAGAGAAACAAGAGGCTATCAAGTCTACTAACTAATAAACTCCATTTAACCTGTCTTGTCATTCCTAAGTCAGGTAAAGACAGTAATGTTAAAGCACTATCATTAAAAGGCAGTTTAATGCTATTTAGTAAATTAATATAATCAAGTTTCTTGGTTGTAATTATATCAAGAGTATTTTCTATATATCTTTCAAGTTGTACATTAGGCTCAAAGATCTTAAATCTATGTTTAAATCTAGGAGTGACTTCTTCTCTACCATAGAACTTATCCATAATTTTATTTAAGATACAATGGTCTACAGTATCTTCAATCATCGTGCTTAAAACATACTTAATAACAAAGTGATTCTTGTTTAAAACTATACCGTCACTATTTGAGTGAACTACTTGTTCTTTTACAAATTCTCTGTACTTTATAGCTAATTTAGGAATATTAACTACAACACTACAGGTACCGGTTCTACTTCCGTCTTCTGTTCCTAAAGGAAGAAGCATCTTAGTATCATTCCTATTGTGTTTTAATACATAGACACATTTTTCTTTCTTCCAATTAGAAACACACTTTCTTAAATTAAAATGCTCGTACCCAGCTAGTATAATTTCTTCATTTCCAAAACCAAAGAAATGTCCAGGGTGAACTATACCTTTTTCTATTTCGCTTGTAAATCTAAAATGTTTGGCTAGGTATTTGATTTTATCATTAGCAAACTCTAAATACCTATAGTCGTCATAACCTAAATACGTAGGAAAATGCTCTAAGATTCTACTAAGGATATTGGTGTTCTTAACAGAGAAGTTTCTAGTTTGGTAGTAGTCTTCTATACTGTCTTTATTGAAGGTATAAAGTTTTTTAATATAGTTGATATCCCTTGGTTCAGTTACCCCCACAACAGGAGCTTTACTTATATAACTTCTATTAAAAAGGTCAAGATATAGCATTTGTAGCCCTGGTGATTGTTCAAAAAATGGAAGCTAATTAATATTAGTATAGATGTCGTGTTTTGGGATATATATCGACCACATATATACTAACTGTGACAGTGTACATTTGTTTGTTTTTATTAAAGGAGTTCATTCGTGTCTTATAGTAAGTTTACACCAATTAACTTTGGGGTTATTAAGTCAGAGTTTCAAAAATTGACAGAGGAGTTTATTAAAGGAGTTCATCTAACAATTGACTTATCAAGTTATATTTACAAAGTTTTAGATAGGAGTAACACGAACACCTACATTGACGATGTGACCTATATCAAAAAAGTTCTTGACACTTCTAAAAAAGTGTTTACCAAAGATGTCTTCTATATGAAGACTAATTACAACCTTAGTGACAATCAAAAACAATTGATTGTTCGATTCATTAACCTGTGTCACGCTGAGAAAGATAAGTTAATTGTTATCAATGACGTTATTGTGTATCGAAGTGAAAATTTTCATGGTTATGACGATGTGGCTATTTTGATGTATATCACGAATACAATTAATCTCAACAATAAGTTACGAAAACAAGACTTAATTAAGGTTAAGAAACAACGTAAACAAGAACGCCTATTCACATTTGCTTATTAACTTTTTTACTCAGTTATACATATATTGAAGAAACCATAACTAGAAATAGTTATGACTTTCTGACCCAGGATCTCTTTTTCTCCCCAACCCAAACCAAGGATATTATCATGGCTCTGAACATTCCCTCTACACCAACACTAACTCAAGCTCAAGCAAAACAAATGAATCAACCTCAATTTCAACAACCTCAGCAACCTATCTCTATGGGTTTACCAGCCTTTGGTCTGACTACTAAGCTTGCAGCTTATGGTTCAGGTGGTGAAGTTTACGAAAAGCTGTATACGGCTATCCAAACCAAAATCAAGTATCTCAACGATGAGATGAAAACTGAAGAAAAGTATTCAGTCATTAAACTCTTGAAACAAAATGCTGGATTGAACTACTCAGCTATCATCGTAAGCGAAACTCTGGACGGCATTACAGCCGCTCACGTTTTGATGGTCGAGAAGACTGGCGAGTACCCAGATAAGTTGGTTGAGAACATTGCTGGTACTCGTTATGAGATTGTTCGCACTCCTGGTGACGCTCTGGATGATCGTTACATCTCTCAAGCACAAGCTGCAGTTTCCGAAGCTCTTAAGGTAGAACTCTCTACCGTGATTGTGGTGGATGGCACTCTTGTTCCTAACGAGTTTGAAGTTACTAATGAAGCACTGGTTAATGACTTGATCAACAACACGTTTAACGCCGTGTACGCTGAAGTTGGTAATCGTGTTAAAAACTATCAAGGCTTTAATCTCTCCACCTTGATCAGCAATAACCGCAACGGTAAGTTCTTTGTGAACCTATACTTCAACGGTGATGATAGTAACTTCTTTGACCAAACAGGCATGCCTATTCGTCAAGACGTGTGTATTTCTTTGTCTTACAAACTAGCTAATGCGCAAAACAACAAGAGTATCAACCAAGGTGCAGATGTTCTTGAAATTGTGAAGACTTACGGTTACATTGATTTTGAGTGGAGTGGTCCAGCACTTCAAGGTAACATGATGTCAACTCAAAAGTTCTTCCCGAACTTTGTTATTACACACATTGACTCCCCAGTTGCACCAACACCTGATATCCTTATGATGGGTTTGGCTTCTGTGTTGGCTATGAATGAGGATATGAATTGGATGCAAGCATTCCGTCCTACACCTCAGAAGAAAAACGAAGTTGACTACAACGACATCGGTGCTTTAAACATTGAAGGTAATATCGAGAACAACCCAGTTGGTTTTGGTAAAAAGTATGACACTAAGTCAAAGACATTCACAATTGCAGAGCTGAACAAACTGGTGCAAACCCTTGTTCGTCCTACGCTTACAGTGTCTATTGATATTCCTAAGGCTGGTCCTGAGACATGGTTTACATCCGTGCTGCATTACATCAAGTTCCGTAACAGTAAAGATGCGTTTGATCGCGTCAATAACTTTGTGACGAACATGACCAATGGTGCATACCAAGCCGGTAACATGCCTATGTTTAACGAGACCACCAACAAGATCCATGGTGGCTACTACAAGACTAAAGATGGAGTGAAAGATATTCGTCATCTGTGTTCTTACCTGTCTATTGCTAACTTTATTAACGACACGAACCAACAGCCTGTTCTGGTATCTCAATACACTAACACATTGTATAACTCTTCTATTCCTTCAGAGCTTCGTGCTGCTGAGCGTAAGAAGTTTATTGATAACATGAGTAACAATAGTGCTGTCTATAAACAGTACTATGACCGCGTGACTTTCTCAAGTGGTTTCTTGATGAACCTGGTTGGTTCTATGAAGTCTATTGGGTTTGCTCCGATCTTCTCCAATCTTGGAGCTGTCAACGACATGTTTGTTCGCCGTAGTACTGCTGATTTCTCTAGCGCTATGCTACAGCCTGATGCACGTATTATTGGTCAGAACAATGTGTACGGTGGATTCTATACAGGTAACAACTACACTCGTAGTTTCTAAACTGTATCTGATGTAATGAGTTACAACACACAGCCCTAAAAGCTGTGTGTTGTATTTTTTTCACTATAAAGTCAATAGTTTGCACAATCGTGCAAAAGGAATACAACTATGCCTGTTTCATTACAATTGACTAATTTTGATGATGTTTTTGCTAAAGTCCTTACAGAGAAAATTCTAATCAACGATATAGACATTTTTAACACAGAAAATAAAGAGCTTCTTGACTCCATCATTCTAAAAAATTACTCAGAAGATAACCTATCAATTATCCCTGCTTGTCAGTGTGGTGAATTAAAAGGAACTTACTACGTGGGTGAGTTTTGTCATAAATGTAATACACATGTAACTTCTAGCTTAGACGATAACATATCGTTTCTTCTATGGTTAAAACAACCTAACGAAGTAGAACTATTTATATCACCTATTGTTATAGCAATCTTATTAGCCAGGTATAAAATCACTAAACCTAATGTACCCTTAATTAAGTACATTATGTTACCTAACTTTAAGATTGATAAGAAACAACAAAAGAAGAATTTAAATATACTAGAAAAACTTGATTTTCTTCTTGCTACAAATGGTATTAAAAGAGGTTATAATAGCTTTGTTCTTAATTTCTTTAAGATCATTGAGATTTTAGAGAATGAATTTATAAAGGAAAAAACTAGTGATTCTTACAATTTCTATAATTTTCTACTAAGGAATAAGTCAGCTATTTTCAGTAGACATTTACCCTTTCCTAACAAAATCATCTTTGCTATGGAGAGTAACGAGCTAGGTAAATTTATCGATAAAAGTATTTTAAATCCAATTAACGTGATCAGGCGTTTAACAGGAATTGATTTATATACTAAAACAAACACAATTAAACAAAACAAGGTAGCTAATAGTTTACTTGATCTTGCTGATTTTTACAATGGGTACATGAAAACTGTATTCTTTAATAAGAACGGTTTAGTAAGACAGCACATTAGTTCTACTAGAAGTCACTTTACAGCTCGTGCTGTTGTAACTAGTATACCTGGACCACATGTATATGATGAGTTGTATATTCCTTGGGGTATAGGTTGCACACTGCTTAGAGAACATATACTTAACAGACTTTATAAAAGAGGGTATACTTATAAGAATGCCATTAACTTTTTGATATATCATAATAAGATTTATCACCCAGTTCTAGATGAGATATTTCATGAGTTGATTACTTCTTCTGAAGTTGGTATGAAAGGTTTATATAACCGTAACCCAAGCTTAGCTAGGGGTAGTATTCAAACAGTAAGAATTACTAGAGTAAAAACTGATCCTTACGATACAACTTTTAGTATGAGTTATTTAATAGCACCAAGTTTTAATGCCGATTTTGACGGTAGATTTTGCTGTCATTGAACTGAGCTACGTATTCAGTTCTTTAAACTTCTCTAATTGCTGGGAACTCCTGTTAAACGATAGAACTAAAGCGAAGAGTGAAAACTCATGCGTCAATGTTTGAAAATCTATCGGTAGGGACAATCAGCAGCGAAGACGCTAAATAACACTGTGAAGTGTGATACGCGTAACGTTCAACGACTATTCCGAAAGGAAGTACACCTAAGTGGGTGGAAATGGAAAGCTATTCAAAAGTAATTTTGAATAGAAGATATAGTCTGATCTACATAGAAATATGTAGCTGTATTTAAATATACGGGTAAAGTTTAACGACCTTTACTGAACATAATTGGATGAACTCAATCTTACTTTGGTGCTAACTGAGAAGGTGCATAAGAACCTGGATAACTTTGAGCCACACAATAACATTTTATCGTTATCAGGAACAAATGAATTCACTAGTAACATTAAGTTTCCTAAGACAGTGATTTCGACGCTGAGTAATTTCATGTCAACTTAAGTAGCCTAGGTGTTTGGTGTGAACTAGACACTTTGGTTGCTTTAGTAATATCTTTGAGTACATATATAATAACTGTAAACCAATTCATTTTCAACAAAGGAGTTTAAATGGGAATGGTCATAGACTGCCCAGAATCTGGAATAGACTACGTCTTGTATGGTGATAAAAGTGGTATAATTAGTAACTACCTGTATAACCAAATACAAGCAATACCACAAGTCTTCAATGAGTTTAGTCAGAGAGTTTATAATGGACTGCAATCGAGTTATAACTTTGTGAATGACAAATTGACACAATATGGTATTATGAATCAGATTAAAAACAATGGTGTTAGTATAGTAGATAACTACTATGACAACATTCAAAGTTTCACTGATTTACAAGATGCTAATATGCTTATGCAAAGATGGGTTATGGCTCATCCTAGTGTGAGACAACTCTATCTTGATCAAAACCTTGACGGTTATAGTTCTACTTACAATAACGTGTTTGGTAAAGATGTCGGTGACAAAGACTATAACTATAGAAGAGTGATGGATGGCTCTGTTGTTGATCAAGAGGACAGTTTTGTGATTAAACACTATGATGAGCCATTGATGGTAGGAGATAGAGAGCTAAATCATTTTGAGAAGACAAAGGTACTCAATGCTTGGGATTGTATAGATTGGCTACTAGAGACTTCTCCTTTTGACTTTACTTGTAAGTCTAAAGAACCCGTAATCATTAACAGACCTTAAAAAGCTATGAATCTTTCACCTGAAGATCTTGTAATCCTTAACCGCATGCTTCAAAATACTAAGCTAGATATCCCTAGTTTTCGTAGAGAAGTGTGTGCTACAGGACTAAACTATAAGTGGCTACAAAAGCACATCGGTACTCGCAATAAAGAACTAGACCCTAAGCTTAAAGAGCTGTTGCGACTGACATAAAGAAACCACCAACAGACTTATCTCTGTTGGTGGTTTCTTTTTTTGCATCGGAAATTATTTCGGCTGCATATATATTACATGTAAACAGACACTGCTTTTTCACAGTCATTTCGATTGTGGGTGGTGTTTGTTAATAGGAGAATATCATGGGTATGTTTTCAATCTCTTGAAGTGTACATTTAGGAGTTTAAAGATGAAAGTTATACCAAGTCTAACAGAAGAAGGATGGATCACTGATAGCAAGAAAATGCTTGACTATCTCTTATCTTACTATATACTATCTGATAGTATGCAATCTTTAGCTTATCAAGATAATATTATTAATTTACCGTTCACATACTATAAAAACATCAATAATCCAGATGGTATGATGACTGATGTTAGACAAGACTTAGAAAAATTACTAACAAACTACTTTGTAACAGTGGAAGTATCTGTGGATATTAAAGAACTAACTATGAAATCTTACGCAATACTTATAAAAGTAGCAGTGATAGATAGTGAAAATAATAGAATAGAGTTGTCTAAAATAACTGAACTTAATAACAGTAAAAGTAAAAAGGTTATTAGTTTTAGTAATTATGGGTCGGCATTAGATATGCTAAATTCACTATAGTTTTTTCTAATTGAATGCTCTATAGTGTGAATAACACACAACAAAGGTGCACAACATGTCTTTAGATCAACAAGTCAATAGCGTTAAAGAAATGCTTTATAGAGAAATGGAGCATAGCAGAAATATAGTATTTTCTGGAATGTTTAATACTGATAATATTAATAAAATACCTGAGAGCTTATTTGTAAGATATTTCTTGCCGTGTTTTTTAGGTAATGGTGTAAACACTAATTGGGTAATGGAGTGGATAAGTATTTCAGGTAGTCCTGTTGCTGAAGTAGGTATAACTGATGATAACACAAAAGAATTACTTTTTATAGTTCCAAGTATACTCAACACTAACAATCTTTTTTTAACTAAATCAGAAGGAGATATTGGAGATATCTTTGGAAGATATGACCAAATTAATAGTAATATGCCAACTAGTGGACTTAGTTTTTTAGTCCAAGCTTTGCAAAGTAAAAATGCTGAACTAATTAGCCGAATTAACTTTAATGAAATTAACTCTAGGTGGGTTAATATACTACAAAGGTATAACATTGTTAATAATATTAATCAAGCAGCACCACAATCTAATTCAAGTAGTTTAGATGATCTTTTTGAAATGTGAAAACCACTAGAGAAGTTTAAACTTCTCTAGTGGTATACCATTTTTTGAATTAACCAAATGCTCAAAAGGAGAAATTTATGCCAAATGCTATAGGTATTGTAGGATTAGATGGATATACCCCAGTTTATCAACCAGATGGTCGTTGGGCTATATGGTCTATACATGAAATCTATATGGGTGATATTGGGGAAAATAGAGTTATACCTAAAGTATCTGATTATGTTGTTGAACCAGAGACAGGCTCAACATACATTGTTTCTACTTTAAACAATATAACATATATACCAACACTCTCACCTATTAATTTACAAAATACTGTATCTACTGATTATTTAATATCTTCAACAGGTGATAACTATAGAATCTATTATGATAAATCAGTTGTACCTTATACTTTAGCAGTTGATGGATTACTAAGAGTATACTCTTCAACTGCTTCTTATGCTCGTATTTATCAGGGTAGTTTCATAGATCCCACTAAGATTATTTCTAGACGGTACGACAATAATGGTAACTTTATCGGTGATAATATACCTTTAGTATTAGTAGCGTATAATAGTCATGATAATTATGCTATTAAGAGTATACCTACCTGTAACACTTTACAAGAACTCCAAGATGGAGAAGGATGTATAGTTGTTGTTTTTGATAATGCTGGTAAAGTGCTAGCTAAAGTAAGTTGTATTTTAGAAGAAACTACCTTTGTAGCTCAAGCTTACGCTGAGCAAAAATACATTACGCAGATTTTCATGAAGTCTCCGTTTATCAGTGTGTCACAACAAAACGAGATTAACTATCCCGTTAACCTACCTATTATCTCATTTAATCCTATTGGTGTTGTCCAGTATAACGATGCAAGTCAAGTTGAATTTCCTGTTGACGGAGATAAGTTTAGACTGTATGGTCTAGATCAGTTTGTAAGCACCATTATAGGTCATAGGGTACCACTGGTATTGAGTTATAGAATGGATCCAACTGAGGCTGCTTTAGCTAGTGTAGATAGTGATAATTACTACGTGACAAGACCGTATTCACTTATTGTCACTAATGCTAATACAAGTTACAATGTAAAACTTTTTGTTTATCCTGTTTGGGTTGATAGTCTAAACGGTTATAGATTAAAAGCATATTTAATGAACTTGGATAGAAATGTTCTATTTGATGTTACTAACATTATTGGTATTTCTACTAACTCATCTAGTTTTAATCCATTAGGTTATGGTATCACACAAAGAATAACATTTAGTATCGAGCTTTCTAGTGTCTCTGGTATTTATAATAGTTATTTACATGTTCAAACTGTGGATATTGTTCTTAGAGGTCCTTGTAACGATACAAGTTTATCTAATATTTGGGAAGTAGGTAACCAAGTACCTTCAACTGTTCCGTATTATGGTACTAACCTGAGAGCAACATTAGATAATACTAATAATAAAAAGATTACTATTGATAACGGTATTACTACTGTTGATCAGTTTATTAGTAGATTATATTCATCAACAAGTCCACTATTTAATCCTGTAACTGAGACTTCACCAATAGAGCCTACAGATATAGAAGTAAGGTGGGGTAATGATAAGATTACTGTTCCTATAGAGGAATATAATAAAGTGTTTGAATTTACTACAGCTGTTACACAATATGCTAATATTGAAGTTGTATTTTTAAAATTAACCTCTAGTGGTTATTTACAATTATCTGTTGCTTGTCTAACAGTTCGCTAAACTATTGTCTACAAATACCCACCTAGAGCCAAAACTCTAGGTGGGTATGTTTTTAAAATCTTCGTTTAAGTTTTTTCTCTCTATTGATATTATCCAATAATTCACTCACGGATATAGCTTGATTAAAGTTATTAAGCTCACTTGCAAGCATTCTTATTTTAGCTTCTAACTGACGAGCTATGATTGAGTTATTTTCTTTTTTATATTGTTCAAGAACGTCATTGAACTTACCTTCAAGCTCTATTATTTCTTGCTCGTTATACTCGTCATTTCCACCAGAGTACTTCTCTGTTAAATAAGTTTTATTAGATTTAAGTATAGTGTAAGTATCTATTCCATATAGATGAAGGTTTTTACCATTAGTAAGTATCCAGTAACTTAAAAGACTAGCAATTACCATGTCATCGTTTCCACCCGGTGGATGATCTACTCTATTATTCTTAATCACTAACGCAGATATTTGACTAATAAGTTTAGAGTCGTAGAGACAATAACCAGTGTATTTTAACATACTAATTAACGTAGTGCTATAAAGTTCAGAGCGAGATGTTATACCTGTACCAGAAGTTACAAACCCGATGTGCTTTTTGTACTTAGTGAAAATTTCTTCATTGAAGTACCGAGCTTTAGAAACTTCTTCGTATTCTTTAGCGTATTCTTCTTTATTTTGGTAAATGGTATTATACATACGACTAAATGGGTTAATCTCATGCATAACGAGTTTTTGTATCATGTAATCAATAATAGCAGCAGCACTACTTCTTCTCTCCATAATCATAATGGAATTAGTATATTTCATAAGAAAAGATACAAAGAAGTCTGCTAGAGTAATTAAATTTATCTCGTTAAAGACAGCGGTGCATATAATTTCACCAGTTGTATGATCTCTCATCACAAATGCGATATCGTCTCTACCAACGGCATCAGAAGTGTCTACACCGATCGTAAAACTGTGTCCAGCACCTACCCTACCGTCAACTTCAAAAAGAGGCATATACCACTTTAAAAGGTAATTGTAAGGTGCATAGAACTCAGAAATATAATCGTCTCTTGCACTGTTTTTAATAATCTCTATATACTCTTTAGGAATAGGAGAAGCGTTAGAGCCTGAGAGCCACTGATTGAAAATGTCTCTTGCTATATTTTCAGGTGTGGAGATATTCTCAGATAGCTTACGTTGCAACCATTCCTCATCATACCCTAGCTGTCTATAACTTAAAGTGATATTAACAATAGCTCTTTTAGTTTCATTGTTAGAAGCATTAGAGTTCTTTAGAATAGTAGCGTTGAGTTCTTCCTCATTAGCACAATCAAAGAAATGTTCATCCCAAGCAGTAGCAGAGTTCCAGATTTTATAGACATATTTCCCGTCTCTGTCGTCAATGTTACCAGCCGTTGTAGCTAAGATAGTGCCATAAATTTGTTTATTGATTCGAGCATACTCACGAGCAGCATTACCTGACATGAGAATAGCACCTAGCGCAATAGCTATGTTCTCGATATAAGCAGCTTCGTCAATAATAGTCACAGGTGAGACAAAACCACGACCTACCTTTTCAGCTTGTTTAGGAGAAGCTGAAGATAGACTTGCTTTAAATTGATTTTGTAAAGAATGTAATCTAACTTCATCACTATTAAATATATCTTTCTTTGTACTAAAATTAATAGAGTCAGGTATTTCATCAAAGAGAGTTTTGACCTTAGATAGTGTCTCTGCTTTAAGGAACTCTGATTTGGTAAGTAAGTTAACGAATGTATTAGTAGATCCAAAATTAAGAATATAGGTTACTAAAGACATTAGCATGGTAGTTTTACCAGTCTGCCTAAGAATAACAATAAGAGTCATGATATGGTTAAAGAACAACCAATATAGCGCTATATTAGCTCTGTCTGCTTTAAAGTGAGTAGGTGTCATACTACCAGGAACAGGCACTCTTAACACTTCTCTAAAATAATACCAAGGATTATTCTTACACTCATAAATAAGTTTTGCTTTTATTTCTAAAGATAAGTTTGGATCATGAGGATCTATAAGTGTTAGTTCTGGCTGAAGTAAACTTAAATGAAATGCGTTATTTTGTACACCCATTTTATAGTATATTTCAGCTAACCTAACAAAGGAAGTATTCTTTGTTTCGTAATGTATTATAGCGTTTGGGTATTTTAACCAGTCATTTTGAAATAATATCGCCATAATTAATCTCTTTTAAAAAATATCAGAGGATTCTTGAAATGTTAGAAAAAGATATACCACTCACAAGGAATAAGCCTTGTGAGTGGTATTTAGTATATTTTAGATTTTAATGTAACTATAAACACCAGGAATGTATGTGGCATCTAATGCACTATAATCTGGTACCATAAACTGTGTGCTAGGTGAAGGGTTAGCAACATCATAACTATTACCAATGACAGCAAATAGAGCGCTATACGTTGTTTTACTAACATAAGCTCCGTTACATTTCAGAAAACCTGTTGGAGTAGTGCTATAAGGTTTGCGGACAATGTCACCCACCCCTAAACCAGTGTTAGAACTTAAAGCACTATCGATATAGCCTTTAGTTGCTGCGTGCATAGCTAAAGAAGGATTTGCATTAAGTGTCAAGGCACCAGTCAAAGTTCCACCGTTAACATTTAGAGCATCTGTGACACCATAACCATTTAAAGTCGTAGGTTTACCACTTCCGATCTTATTCCAATCTAAAGCAGGAATATCACTCTCTACAAGAGAAGTTCCACCAGTCACTAAACCTTTAGCGTTAACTACAACTTTAGGATAAGTGCCAGCAGTCACACCGTTTGCAGCTAAAGTCAAAACACCACTGCCAGCTGGTTTAGATAAATCACCAGTCATAGCTGGAAGCATAGATACACTAATCGTACCACTTGTAATATTAGAAGCATTTAAACTAGTAACAGATGTGTCAACATAACCCTTAGTGGCAGCTTCCATTCCTACTGAAGGATGTTTTGATAAAATCAGTGGACCATTTAATGTTCCACCAGTACTATCTAATCCAGCATTACCAGCGCCACCATTAGCTAAAATTCTAACTCTCATATCAATCTCCTTAATTAAAACCACAAAAAGAAAAGCTATCAAAGAATAACAAAAATAGATACCAGTATTTATTTTTCAATAGACCCTAAATAGAATGAACAAACAAGAAAAAACCATGAAATACTTAGTTACTTCGGATATTCATCTTGGTCATAAAAACACACCAACAACACACATTTGTAACACCATTAGAAAACAGATACTATCAGAACAAAATAAGAGTATAGATATTCTCTTTATATCAGGAGACTTTTTTGATTCTCTTCTAGATGCTAATTCTAAAGAGCTTCTAACAATCATAGAGTTATTTAACGACCTTTTAACTTACTGTTTTATTAACAATATTTTACTTAGAGTCTTAGAAGGCACACCTTCTCATGACAGAAATCAGTCAGAGATTCTTGTTAAACTCAATGATATTCGTAACAATAAATGTAATCTTATTTATCATAAGGTCTTAGACATCGAGTATATTAAGGAACACAATAAGTACGTGCTATATATACCAGATGAGTGGGTTCATGATCACACAATTCTAGAGAAGCAGATACAAGATAAACTGTTGGGGTATTCTATATCACAAGTTGATATAGGTATATTTCATGGTCAATTTGCTTATCAACTTGTAGGTAAAAAGTACTCAGGCTTTCATTACAAAGAAGAGTATTTTCTGCCACTTATTAAAGGTTTTATTCATGTTGGTCACTACCACACCTATTCTACTTTTGATAGAATTATAGCTAACGGAAGCTTAGAGAGATTAGCTCATGGAGAAGAACAACCAAAAGGTTACCTCATAGTAGAAGACTCTAACTACACTTTTATAGAAAATCCTCTAGCTTATACCTATTTAACATTAAACGTAACAGCTGCAACAACTTTAGATAGATTAGATAAGTATATTAATAAACTTAAACCAGACAGTCATATTAGATTACTTCTTCCAAGAGATCATTCGTTTAATATTACTTTTCAAGACTTAAAGTTAAGGTATCTTGACTATAACATCAAGAAACTTATCAAAGAAAATATTTCTGAATCCTCTAGCGTTACATATATACTAACTGATAGTGTGCTTGATACAACTAATACTTACACATTAGATGTTAATATACACGACACTCTTTTTAATAACTTAACCACTAAAAACACTTTAGTGGAATCAGAAGTTAAGAAGCTTTTAAACTATATATCTATCTTTAAGCATAAGGAGAATCTAGTTGAACAAGACATTAGCTGAAAGACCAATGAGCGGATTCCCGATCAGCATTGGAAGTTCTCTTTCATTAGAAACATTATTCGCTCCTTTAACAGAAGTTTATGACGACTCAAGAACCGTACCAGAGAAAGCTAACCTTGCAGAGTATACACTCTACGTCTTTAATGTCTCCACACTTCTTAGAAACTTAATTAATAGTATCCCTTATATGAGCCTTATTATGGTTCCTAAGAAAGATATACTAGAAGCTCTTTTAGAGGAGATAGAGTTCCTTACTAATTTCTTTGCATCAAACTCTCTTAATATTAAGTTCTATATAAATGACTACTCTTTTGTAAAGAGAGTGTATAAGCCTGAACAGTTAAGACACTCTACAACAGAGAAACAAATCTTTATAGATGGTATTAATTCTTACTGTTTAGATAAGCTTAGGAAAGAAGACGATATAGGTCTTTTTACTAAGAACATACACTACAATAAAGAAGATAAAGTTTTACTATTTACGCATATTCCTTTTGACTTATTGAGTTATAGTAATTTTGTAAGGCTAGATTTACTTGAATCTAATACAGGTGTTATTAAGACAAGAAAAAGCTGGAATACAAAGTACTTTAAGATGCCTCATGAGGATATGAGTTTCTTGCCATTTAATGAGTATTTATTATCTATCTTTGGCGATCACGTTATGTTTATACCAGCTCCCTTAAAAAAGAGATTGGAAATTTATGAGTCTATGAAAAAGAAGAAAGTACACCCGCTAATGGATGTCGTGTCTTTTGAATTCATTTTTGGGAAATAGTCAACTACCTCGGACTTAAGTCCTAGGTCTCCGACTCTATTGTAACGATGAATTCACCAACTTAGACTTGTGTCTAAGTTGGTGAATATTAAAATTAAAGTTTACTGAGGTTTAACTGGAATAGTGATAGCGTTTAGAGCGGTTTCATCCGTTGATGCTAACACTTGTTGACGAATAGCATCCATTTCAAAGAAACGTGTAGCGAAAGCTGTTTGTACAGTGGTGATAAGTGCAGTTAAATCAGCTAAAGTTGCAATAGGGAATGCTGAATTATCAACAGCAATCCAAGCCGGTGGTAAGTAGCCAGTAGAACCATTGATAACCAAAGCTTGAACTAAACGATTACGTGCAAGTTCATCAGCATCAAATAGAATACCAGAATGTGTAACAGGTTGTTCAATATACCATGCTTTGTAAGCTGCAAGTTTTGCTAAAGCAAGTTGCTTCTTATAACTAAATTCAAAGTTTTCTGTGGGTAGAGCGATCTGCACCCATTCATTTCCAACAACAGTTACATAGTGACCGTCCATAGGAGCAGGACGTGCGCTCACTGTGGTATCCCGAGGAAGTAGAGGTACGCCTTGCGCATCAACGTCCACTTCAATTTCAATTACATTTCCACCAACGTTACGAAAGGCTTTCATATACATATACTCCAGTTAAAGAAAAAAGTTGTTCCACCACTAAATTACTGAATTCTAGCAACCAATACATTTTTTACTACAAACTGCATGGTTTGAATTAAGCTATAAATCCAAAGTATTCGGTATAAAGTATTCATTTTTGAATTAATTTCACCAACGCTAACACAAAGGACAAAACTCATGTCAACTCTTTACAACAAGTACTACGATATATCCAAATTAGTCATTTGGGGTGACGAAACTGGGGATGATACAAATCGTAAAGCTAAACTTATTTTTAGTTTTAGAGACGGTAATCCTCGAATTACAGTATACACTGGAGTAGTTGGAAAAGAAGGTGTTATATCTTTTCCAAGCGATCATCCGACAATGGTAACAATTATGAATTTACTTAAGGATGTCGCCAACGGACAACCTGGTGTTAAATTTTCTATTGATTCACTTACTTTTGTATATGAGAATGATAAACCAACAACTAATAAACGTATTGTTTCTACACTACATATTGGTAAGTCTAATCAAGGATTAGTCTATTTTAGTGTTATTATGGAAGCTAAACCTAAGTTAGTTTTTACTCTGAAATCTTCACCGTTCCACGCTTTTAGAGATAAAGACAAAAACTTACTGTCAGAAGAAAGCATTTCTTCCAAAATGGCTTTAGGATTAGCTGATCTTATTCTTGGTATTGTAAGCAACATTATTGTAAATTATACAGATGAAGAATATGATAACAGTCCACGCAAACCTTTAGAAGTTAAAGGTAGAAGTGGCGTTAATCCACAAGTAGCTGTTAAAGAAAACATTCAAGAGTTAGATGACTTAGCTCTTTAAAATGTACAGACAACCTGTCTCTCTCCTTTGTGAAAGAGACAGGTATTTCTGAATGTATGTCAACTACATATATACTACTTGTAAGTGTTTGTTTATTTTTCTAAAAGGAGTTTAGCGTGTCTTTAAATTACAAGATAACTATGTCAGAGTTTGGCTTAAATGTATTAAATATATATTTTAAAGATGAATCACCAATTTTATGTGATATTTTCGACTTCTACAAAGACCAGTCTAATATCTCGACTATATATGATCAAATTAATGAGTATGTTTCAACCCTACCATTAGTGACACAAAAAGCTATCTATGATATTTTTCAAGAAATATCAACAGATACATATAAAGCGTCTTATAATGACATTAAGACAATTAACACGGTTGAAAATAGTTTAGTGGCTGTTTCTAACTTACTTGATTTTAATAGATTTAAACACTGGGCTAAATGCAAAGAACACCTTATACCTTTTCCTGATAATATCAGAGACGATTTTCTATTTGATCCTGATATGAATACAACTAGGGAGAAGACTTATATTAAGAATGAGTATAGTAACTTAATATCGACTATTGTCTTTATTAGAGCATTGTCACCATTGTACTTAGATTATTATGGGTATATTAAGCAGCTGACATCACATTACTATTATAAGATCTTCATGCTTTTCATTAAGACAGACGTATACGCCTCAGCTGAATTAGAAAAGCTCAGAGAGTATATTGAGGTAAATCAAATTACATTAATAGGTGCCACTAAGAATGAGCATCTTATTATTAACACAGGTCTTAGTGATGACGACATACTTGATAGTCTTATTAGCGAGATCATTTTCAATAAACTTATCACTATTGATTTTTACAACAAGAAGTGTAACATTATCTCTTTTATCTTCCAGACTATCAAATACAAAGGCAGTTTTGCTACAGCTGATGGTGGTATCATTAGGAGTAAGGCAAGTAGTAAAGACCCTAACAAAGAAGACATAAGTTACTTTGAAGATTATAGAAAAACTTCAGATATTCCTGTAGGGACTGTCGTAGAAATTCAACACGCTCTTAGTAACTTACAGATGTTAGTAGAAGTCTTAGGTTACCAAGATTTTGACTATGCTTCTTATAACGAGGAATTAAAAAATGTCAAACTAATAATGGATAAAGGTGTCAGTAAGGTTCAAATTTATATGCTTGGATGGTTTTTAAGTAAATTTATTAACCCAAGAGCTTTGTACTATATTGAACTAAGAAAAGTTGTAGAGCTTCTTTTACTGGCTAAAATTATCCTCATTAAGAATAACCAACCATTCATTGCTATGCTATTGAGTTCTTATAGAACAGAGCAAAACAATTATATTAATGTGATCGTAAGAAATGGTGTTAATAAACAACTTGTGAAAAAGATTAATCCACATTATACTTTTGTGGTGGAAGAAGACAAAGTATCTATCATAGAAAAAACTATCGCTGAAACAAGTAAAGAAATAGTTAATTACCTGTGGGTTCCTATAGGTTCTGAACATCAGCTTGGTCTGGTAAAAATAAACGAAGGTTATCTTCAAATCCCTAATGACATTAATGATCTTATTTGTCAATACATCCAGTTTGTTCATTCCAACTAAACTTTAAGGAATAAAAATGTTTGCAATTAATAACGCAGAAAACTTCATTATTGAAGATCTTATCTATATACCTACAGGCGAATATATGCCTGTATTTAATAGACCTTATACAGTTAACGTCACTAAGTCTGCTATCGACACAGTAGTAGATCGTATGTATGACACCAAAGCTGGTAAAGTTACACCTAACATTGTTAACGGTGTTGCTAATGAAATCATTCAACCAAGTTCAGTTGGTTTTCAAACTTCTATTAACAGCGATTGGCTATCAACAAAGAAGTTTATCTTTATGATGAAAGTCAGAACAACTGATATGACTGGTGTTGAAATTACAAGCTATATTCAAGGTTATACTGACTATAATGGCATCACGTCATCTGGTAACATTGATGGTCAACTCAATCACTACATCAACAATGTGATTGAAACAACAACAATGATTATTAACACACCACTAGGAACTATTCGTAAAGAAAAGCTTTATAAAATCTATAACCTTTTCTTTAATAACGGTGTTAATGAAGTTTTTACACAAAGACCTACTGATATCTTAGAAAATATTGGGTTGATGAACTATACAGCTATGATGGGAGATTCTACAGATTTAAATAGTTATCTTTCAACGGCCTTTATGAACTCTTTTGACAAGAAGAGTATATCTTCTAGTATTGATAACAATATCACAACAAGCTATTTAAGTAATATATTAACAGCTGGTATGCTTGATAACAAGAATAAAGAAATTCATGTTAATTCTTACAGTATAGCAGATGCGTCAGCTAGTAATATTAGTGTTAATATACCAGAACCAAGTATAAATGATAATAGATTTTTAAAGTATTTAAGCAGAAGTGGTGGTTATAACTCTGTTGTAAGTTCAGTCTTTAATTTTCAACAGCTTCTTAACATTGACCCAACTATATACGGAAGGTTTAAGCTTCTTAATATCACTAAAGATTATGTTAACCCAGTTATTCAAGCAACACCTGAAGTTGGAGACTATTGGCATGGCCAAGACCCAGTTACAATTAAGGCGTATTCTCTTATTGAGAACTCAGTCTCTTTAGCACTAAAGTACGGCTTTAACAAGATTTACTTTACTGCGTCTAATATGACTAATCCTTCAGGTATGGCTGAGGTTTTTATCACTAACTTTAACTCTTTTATTAACTTAGAGGAGCAAGACTTTAACTACATCTTGGAGATCTTTAAGAGTAAGTTTATTAATGATATCTTCCTCAATGAGAGTAATTCTGGAACAGTATCTCTACATTTAGAAGTGTACGTGGATTTACTTGGCACCACAAAGATTAATCTATCTTATGCAGGTTACCCATCTAACTGGTATACAATTCCAACATTTGCTAACAGTCTGTTTTCACCAGTTGTGACAGTAGACAAAAACGCTGTAGACTATATGTCTTTTCAGTTAAACAATGTGATTTCAACATTATCGACTGAGTTTGTGGATCAAAAAGCTTATTATTAACAAAGGAAAAACATGAATAACAACGGAAATCTCAATCCCACTATCGAGGCATTTTACTTATCAATTTTAGATTATAGTGGTCTAAAAGTTGATGATGGTATTATTGCTAACATTGATGAGAAAATCGGTGACATCACTATTGACGATAAACCACTGGCTCTTCCTTACTTTAGTGTTTTGAAGAACCCAAATGGTAAACTTATCTTTCATCCACTTAACGAGAACTACACTAACCCTGAGACGTCTGTATTTAACCTCTATAAACGTAGGCTCACTCTTGAGATCAACACACGTTTGGCAGCGTTGATTGTGAACTTAATTACATTAGCATCTGATGTTCAAATACAGCAGAAAGTCAAATCAAGTAAGTTAGTTGATATTATCAGTAATATTGGGGAAGTAGATCACTCTATCATTGAGAACTTTATGCTAGCTGCTAAGAACAGTCGTAAAGTTAACGATGTTGGATATATCTTAGATATCTTCTTGAAGAAAAATGGTTCTATAGGAGATACACCTTACCCAGCTATCGGTAAAATTAACTTTGTAATGTATAATGAGATCTCTAAATCTCTAGAAGACAAAGACCGTGAGTATAGGGTTTTTGGCAGCAGACTTCGGAAAAAAGATTTGCTTGCTCTTAACAACATCTTTAATGTGATCTTTCCCAATATCTCTGAAAAAGATGTCTATGTTGAAGGAACAGACAATAAGATCTTTAGGTATCTAAACATTTTGATTAAGACCTCTTACCTTATTACCAATAGGATCAATGAGCTCATCAAGTTAATTAATGCCGTTAAAGAACCTACTATCAACATGGATGAGTTTATATTTAACCATGAGTGGACCAAACACTTAGAAGAGCTTTATTCTATGTCAGCACAAATTAGGGTTATTCCTAACCAAGATGATGTAAGGGTAGAGTCTACTAAGTTAAAGATTGATGAGAGTAAAGCTTCTGTAGACCAAGCACAAAATCCACCACAATTTATCCCACAGCCACAGCAGATCATGCAACCACAAGTTGTTCAACCTGTTATGCAACAGCCTATGCAACAGCAGCCACTCGCTCCTGAAGATATCATTAAGGCTGGAATGGGATATAGTGGTGGACTGATGCCTCAGCAGATGATGCAACCTCAGTTTCAGCAACCTATGATGATGCAGCAACCCATGATGCAGCCTCAGGTGTCTACTCCACAATGGGTTCAACAAGAACTTGTTAGATCAGGTGTTAACCCACAGCAACAAATGGTACAACCTATGATGCAGCCTCAGTTTCAGCAGCCTATGATGATGCAGCAACCCATGATGCAACCTCAGTTTCAGCAACCCATGATGCAACAACCTATGATGATGCAGCCTCAGTTCCAACAACCGATGATGCAACCTCAGTTTCAGCAACCTATGGTTGGAAATAACCAAGGGTTGCAAGTCAACCCACAGATGTTAGGTCGAATTCAACAACCTTGGCAGTAGATTTAGTGAAAGAAATCTCTATTAAATAACCAAAGGTTTTAGACGCAAGCTCCGGACTTCAGTCCGGAGTTAGTCGTAAATATTGTTATAGGGTAACATAATCAACACAACTTAAATGAAAGGGTTACAACATGGAACAGTCTCCTAAAAAGCCCTTCGTTAAGGGTTACAAATACCGCATCTATCCTACAGACGAGCAAAAGCAGTTCTTAGCTGAAGTTTTCGGCGCTAACCGATTCCTATGGAACCAGCTACTTAAAGAGTCCCAAGAAGCCTATAAGCTCTATGAGTTTCAAAAGTCACAAACCCCAGAGGTGGAAGTCAATTCCCCTGACACCTCAGGCTACGGCTTCGTTAACAAGATACCAGCCCTTAAAGAGCTTCACCCTTGGATGAAACTCTACTCTAATGTAGCCTTCCAGCAAACAGCCATAACTCTCGGGACAGCTTTTGCTAACTTCTTCAGAGGTCGCAAACTCCATAAAAGAGTAGGCAAGCCTAAATTCAAGAAGCGCTCTAATGACCAAGGGTTTCACCTAACCACCAGTGGTTTTCGCCTCAAAGGTAAAGAGCTCTATATCGCTAAGCTTGACACTCCCCTTAAAGTCATATGGAGCAGAGAGTTGCCAAGTGAGCCTAACTCCATCACTATCACCAAGAATGCAAGTGGTGACTACTACGTCTCCTTCACCTGTGAGTACACGCCTCAAAAGACTGCAGGTGAGACCAACGTAGGCATCGACCTAGGTATCAAAACCTACGCAACTCTCTCTACAGGTGACAAACTAGAGAACCCCAGGTGGCTTCAAAACCACCTTAAATCCCTTAAGCGTCACCAAAAATCCCTCTCAAGGAAAATCAAAGGAAGTAAGAACCGCACTAAAGCACGCATCAAAGTAGCTAAGCTACACCAAAAGGTCACCAACGCCCGTCATGACTGGCAACACAAGGCAACTCGTACACTGGTTAACAATAGCCACGTTATCGGTGTAGAAGCCCTAGCTGTCGCCAACATGATACGTAACCGCAAGCTCAGTAGAGCGATACAAGACGCAGCCTGGTCTTCGTTCTTCCAGAAGCTTCAGTACAAGGTGGTGGAATCCCAACATGCTACCCTCATCTATATGAGTCGCTTCTTCCCAAGCAGCCATATCTGTTCACTAACAGGTAAGCAGCTTGAGAGGAAGCTCTCACTATCTGAGCGCACT